CCGGAGAACAGGGCCAGCAGGAGGAGCAGCCCGGCGCGCCTGGCGCCTCGCCCTTCCCGCCGAAGCTAGGCGCCCGACCTGGCAAGCCGCCGCCCCCCGCGCTCGTGCCGCGACCGGGTCGCCCGCCGGCGCTTCCGCCGAAGCCGATGCCGTCCCCGAAGGGACGCGCCGCGATTCTCGCCGCCAAGCGGCAGCCGCCCGCGGCCGCACCCGCACCGGCCGCCCCGCCCCCGCCGCCTCCCGCGCGCGGCCGCGCCCCCGCCAAGACCGGAACCTGACCCATGGCCGACGACGACGCGCCCAGGCGCCTACGACGGTCCCCGGTCAAGCACTTCACCGACGACATCCGCCGCGCCGCGGTCGATGCGATCGATGCCGTGAGCATCGATGTCCAGACGCTTCAGAGCCTCGTCTACGTTTCGCATCACCGATGCCGCGGTGACAAGGCGCACGCCCTGCATCGGCTCCTCGGTGAGTACGCCATCGCCCTCGTCGAGTACACGGACGTCCTGACCGAGCTCGTGGAGCAGCTCGGCGGCGAGTCGAGCGGCACGGTCGAGGAGCTCGCCGACGGCACCCGGCTCGAGCCGTTCCCCAAGGGAGTGGCAGACGGCCCCGAGATCGCCTGGCTCGTGCTCGACCGCAGCTCGGTCGTCCTGGCGTACGCGGAGCAGGCCATCTCGACCCTGCTCGGCCTCGGCATGCAGGCTGCGGCGAACGACGTGATGACCGTGCAGAGCGGCATCCAGAAGTGGGCGTGGAAGGTCGGCGCCGGCCTGCCGCTCGAGGAGAACCTCGCCCAGCAGGTCTACGAGCAGCTCGCGGAGGACTTCCCGTCCGAGGCGATCGACTGGGTCCTCCACGTGGACTGGGAAGGCCCGGTCGTCGTGCCGCTCGCCGACATCGACTCGAGCGGCCGCGACAAGTGGACCGCGACGCAGGAGCCGGAGCGCGTCCAGAAGTTCGTCGACGTCCTCAACGACGGCGGCAAGGTGAAGCCGCTCGTGCTCGTGCAACCGCCGGGCGACATGAAGGCGCTCGAGGATGGCCACCACCGCTACCTGGCGCTCGAGAAGGCGGGCCGGACCATGGGCATGGCGTACGTCGCCGCGGTCCCCAGCAAGAAGGGCCCGTGGAAGGACATGCACGCGCAGCAGAACCGCGGGCCGTCGAAGCAGGACGAAGCGCCCGTGAGCGAGCGCACCGCCGACCAGGGCAACTAGCCCGACAGATTCTCCGACCTCGGCAGGGGTCGGGCGAAAGCCTCCACCGAGCGCCGGCCGCGCGGAGGTTCAGCAGTACGGCCGGAGGGCACCCGGGACCTACCCGGACAGGGTAGCGACGCACCCTCAGCGTCGCACTTCGCAACCGCGTACCCGTCGCGGTTGGCCGAGGCATCGTGAGCACCGAAAACGGACAGGGCGACGGCACCCAAAACGCCGCAGGCACCAAGGACGACAACGACAACAAGCCCATCGGGCTGAAGGATCTCGAGAGCACGATCGGCAAGGTCTTCAACAAGGCCTGGAGCGACCGTGAGTCCCAGTCGGCAAAGGCCCGCGAGAAGGCTCGCGAGCAGCGAGAGACCGCACGCAGAGCGGAGCTCGAGCAGCGCGAGGAGGCGCTCCTCGGTCGCGTCACCCAGATGTTCGAGGAGAAGATGGGCGGGGTCGCGCAGACCATCGACCAGCGTCTCCGCGCGCTCGCTGGCGGTGGTGCGTCCGCAGGAACGCAAGGCGCCGCAGCTGGCGCCGGCGGAACCGCAGGTGGCGGCACCAGCGGCACCGGCCTCGCGGCCACCGACCTCGCCGAGCTCATCGACAAGCATCCCGCGCTCGCGGAGCTGAAGCGAAAGCTCGAAGCAGCCGAGAAGACCGCGGGCAAGCTGAAGAGCGACGCGGACAACGAGAAGAAGCTGCGCGAGCTCGCACAAGAGCAGCAACGCGCCGAGCAGCTCGTGACCAAGGTCACGCAGTCGCTCACGGGCAAGGACGTCGGCGTCGCCGCCGACCGCGCCAAGGTCGCCATGACGTACCTCAAGTCGGAGGGGCGCCTCCGGTACGAGGACAACGGCAAGGGCACCGCCATCGTCTTCGTCAAGGAAGATGGCGAAGAGGTTCCGCTCCTCGAAGGACTCAAGGAGTGGGCGAAGTCGGACGAAGCGCAGATTTTCCTCCCCGCGAAGAACCCCGGCGGCAGCGGGGGCGGTCCGGCTCGCGCCCGGGCCGCAAGCCAAGCCGCCACGAACAAAGGTAACGCCGATCCCCTGCGAGCAGCAGTCACGGGCGGCATCGCAAAGCTCATCCTCGGCCGGAACTGATCCGCGCCGGCCGGGTGAGGTCGGAGAGACACCATGAGCAATGTCGAGACCCTCGCAGTCCTGTCCGCGGCCCTCAGCCAGCTGTTCGATCGCCAGCTGCGGTTCCAGTGGAACCGCCGAGTCCAGGCGCTCTCGGGCGTGCGGATCACGGAGGGCTTCGGCAAGAACGTCCCCTGGGATGCGCAGTTCCCCACGTCGGAAACTCCGGCGGCGGCCTTCGCCCCCGGTTCCGACGTCGCCTCGACGGAGTTCACGACCGACCCCGAAGTCCCGGCGACCCTCTCGTGGGCCAACTACCGCGCCCCGACCAAGATCGAAGGCCTCGCGGTCGACGCCGCCGCGACGTCCGCGGGCAGCCCGGACATCATCATGAAGCTGTTCGACGCCAAGATCGGCGGCGCCATCACCCGCCTGATCAAGCTGCTCAACGACGACTTCTACACCGGCACCGGCACCGACGGGAACGGCAACCAGAACCTCGTCGGCATCTTCGGCGGCGCCCTCGAGCTCACCGGCTCCTACGCCGGCATCTCCCGCGGCACCTACCCCAGCTGGGCCGGCAACGTCCTCGGCAACAACGGCACCCCCCGCCCCCTGACGGACGACCTCCTCCGCCAGATGTGGAACAACATCCTCATCGCCTCCGGTCGCGAGCCGAACCGCATCCTCTGCTCGTACGGCATCCAGCGGAAGTACGCCTCGCTCTTCACGCCGCTCCAGCGCGTGCAGACCCAGGGCGCCATGCCCGACCAGCTCGCCATGGGCACCCAGAAGCTCCTCTGGAACAACATCCCCGTCGAGCCGGACATCTCCTGCCCCGCAGGCCACCTCGCGATGATCAACAGCGACACCATCGAGCTCGTGTCGCTCCCCCGCGCCATCCCCGAGATGTTCGACATCCTCGGCTCCGACACGCAGGGCTTCGCCGGCAACGGCCTCGGCGCCGAAGACCAGCAACAGCAGGTCGCGCTCTCCCTGCGCGTCGAAATCCTCCCGAAGACCGGCGACGCGTACCCCGTCAACATCTTCGTGCGCACGCAGCTCAAGGTCGACCACCCGAACGCAAACGGGTACGCGCTCGATTTGAGCGAAACGTGAGGGCTAAAGTGTGCCATCCCTCTAGGGATGGCACACCAAAGCCGTCGAGGGCTGGCGCCGACAAGTGCTCGGCGCGGTGCCGGTCTCGCGCCTTCGAGGCGCGGCGGCGCGAGGCGGCGGCGGCGCAGGCAGAGGGCGCGCAGGTCGCATGATCGCGCGCCCGACGAAACAACACTTCCAGGCGGGCGCCGCAATGGGCGAAGATGCCCGCGGCCGGCGCCTCAAGTCCGAGGCGCTCGCACAGAACAACGAGGCATCCGTGAGCACCATCGACTTCGACCCGACGAAGACCACGACCTGGCTGAACGATCACCCGACCGAGAAGGCGCGGCTGCGCATGTTCGTCGGTCCAGGGAAGCGGCACATGGCCTTCACCTGGGTGGAGTTCGAGCCCGGGGAGCGGAAGACCCTGCCGTCGGCGTGGGACCAGGCGATCCACACGACCGACCGGCTCGGGAACGTCATCGGCGGCATGGGGCCGATGCTCAAGAAGGTCGGGCAGGACGGCCTGCCCATCACGGCGTCGGTGATGGCGAGCATCGTGCGCGCGGCGCAGGGCGGCGACAAGGAGCGAGCGTTCGCGACCGCTGGGATCGTCGGCGAGGCGGTGAACCTCGACAAGCTGGCCGAGCTCAACCACCGGGTCGACAAGCTCGTGGCGCAGAACGCGGAGCTCGAGAAGAAGGCGGCGGCCGCGGCGGCACCGAAGCCGGTCGACGAGAGCGAGAGCCTTCGCTCCAGGATCGCGGAGCTCGAGGCGAAGCTCGCCGCGGCGCCCGCGTCGGCGAGCGCCGTGCCTCCGTCGGCCGACCTCAAGCTCGAGGCGCCTGTAGCCCCAAAAGGCGCAGGCGGCGCTCCGCAGCGAGCGTAGCCGTCGCCGAGACACCTGACTCCGAAGCCGAGGACGAGGTCGCGCCCCCGGACACCTGACCCGCGCCGAGGAGTAGCCGATGTCCCTGAGCTTTGCCCAGAAGGCATCGGTTCGCCGGTACCTCGGCTACTCGCTGCTCTACTCGCAGACCGACCCGGTGCTCGAGGGGCAGTTCCAGGCGCTCGACAACCTCCCTGACGCGGGCGCGACCGAAGCGCTCGTCATCCAGTACATCACCGCGCTCGACGCGATCTTCGCGGGGATGGACACGTTCCAGCCGGTCGCCGAGCTTGGGGCTGCGGACGACGCGAAGCAGATCGACGTCTACCGCGGCCTCATCACTAGGATCCGGCGCGGCAAGCAGTACGTCCAGGTGCTTTCGCAGGCGCTCAACATGCCGGTGCGCGCCGACTGCTTCGGCGTGCCGAAGTACGACCCAAGTGCGGGGGCCTTCCCCGGTATGCGGCAGACCGCAAGCTGACCTCGATCAACGAGCGGCGCTCGAGCCGCCCTCTCCCCCCACCACGGAGCAACAGACATGGCCCTCTTCGTCAGGAACAACTCTTCGGCGTTCTTCGCGCTCGTCGCGGCCTACAACGCCAAGCAGCGCACCGACGCGCGCGGTGACACCTCGAGCGGGCTCTTCGCCGACGGCTCCGACGGCGCGGCCACGATGGACGGCACGTCGACGGTCACCGGAGCCTCGAGCCTGTCGCTGGCGCCGACGAACGGCATCTACACGGCGACGAGGGACCTCAACTGGTCGACCCTCCAGGTCAACCCCGGCGTCGTGTTGAACATGGCCGGGTTCAAGCTCTTCGGGGCGACCCAGATCCAGAACGGGCTGGCGACCGCGGCGACGACGGCGATCGCGTCGGGGTCGAACAACCAGGCGCTCCCGCAGAGCACCATCAACGTCGGCAGCACGACGGGCTTCCCGACCGCGGGCGCGGCGATGGTCGTCATCGGCGGCGTCCAGTGCGTGTTCCTATACACCGGCGGCGGCGGCGGCGGCACGAGCTTCACCGGGTGCACGATGCTCTCCGGCTCGCCGGTCGGCACGCTGCTCACGAACCAGGTCGTGACGGCCTGGGCGGTCATCCACAACGTCGGCAACGCGGGCCTCGTCGGCACGGCCGGTACCGGCGGCGCCGCAGGTGCCATCTCGGCGGCGGGCTCGACCGCGCAGGGCACGGCGGGCGGCGCGGGCGGCTCGGGCAACAACGTGGGGGCCGGTGGCACCAACCAGACCTCCGGCTTCCCCGGTGGCACCGGGGTCGGCGGCGCGGGCGGCGCGGCGACGAACGCCGGCGGTGCTGCGGGCACCTGGGCCGCGCTCGTCGCGACCAAGGGCGGCGCGCGCCACCTCTTCAACCTCGTCATGGGCGGCTGCTTCGGCACCAGCGCATGGTCGCCGTTCGCCGGCGGCTCTGGCGGAGGCGGCGGCGCGGGCGACAACGCGGACGCGGGCGGTGGCGGCGGCGGGGGCGGGGGCGGGGTGCTCATCATCGCGGCCTGGAACCTCATCAACTACGGCGGCATGTACGCCAACGGCGGCACTGGTGGCCCCGGCTTCAGCACCTCGCACGACGCCGGCGGTGGTGGCGGCGGCGGCGGCGGCGTGGCCATCACGGTGAGCCGCACGCGCTCGGGCACCGGCTCGGTGACCGCGGCGGGCGGGCCCGGCGGCGCGAAGGTCGGCACCGGCTCCGTCGGCAACCCGGGCACCGCAGGCGTCGTGCTCCAGACGGGTGTCGCGGGCTACTTCCACTTCGACCAGACGCCGGGCATCTTCCCGAGCGAGGTCAACTGGGAGACCCCGGTCGTCGTGCCGGCGCTCCAGATCAGCGCGGCCGCGCCGACGACGCTCGTGCAGGTCGTCGCGCTGGCGGAGCAGATCCGCGCGGTCCTGCTCACGCACATGGCGGATGCACCGAACGTGGGCCTCGCCGTGTCGCCGGGCGGCGCGCATGCGGTCGCCGACACGACCAACAACAGCGCGATCCAATACTGGTCGCTCGCGCCGCTCCTCGCGCCGGCGGCCGGCACGCCGCTGCCCTCGAGCGTGCTCGGCACGGGCGCGACCTACGCCGCGGTCACCGCGGGCCACCAGCTCGTCGTGAACTTCGGCGGTGGGCAGCCCAACGTGACCTTCACGTTCGCCGGCACCGAGGCCACGCAGGCGGCCTTCCTCGCGGTGCTCAACAACGCGGAGGTCCCGCAGCTCGCGACCTCCGCGATCCCGTCGCGCGGGCCGATGCCGATCGGCCTCGCGCTCAACTCGGGTGGCCAGACCCTGCTGGTCGCGACCAACCCGACCGGCACGCCGGCGGTCATCGTGTCCGGCAACTCGGACGTGCTCGCGAGCCTCGGCCTCGCGGTCGGCGCCTTCACGCCGGTGGCGACCGTCACGCAGCCCGCCACGCAGACGCAGGCGAACGCGTTGCTCAACGCGCTTCAGACCGCGCTGAACGCGCACCTCACGCAGCTCCAGTCGGCGACGGCGTGCCACGTGCAGAACGACAACTCGAACACCTCGAGCGCGGCGGCCGCGTCGAGCCTCGGGACGAGCGAGACCCTCGCGAGCAACCTCCAGGCGTGCATCAACGCGCACATCCTGAGCGCCGCGCCGGACCCGCTCGTCCGCGTCATGACCTGAGCGTCCCATGGCCGGCTCGTCTGGTCTCGCGACCCCCCCGCTGCTCCCCGCGCTGTCGCTGGTGCGGGCGACAGCGGGGTTCCTCGGGATGAACCAGGTCTCGGTCACGCTCACGAGCTGGGTCTGGACCGCGGCCGACGGCCGCAACGACATCGGAACCGGGACGCCAACGCCGAACGCGAGCCTGCCGATCGGGGATGTCTTCCCGGGGAGCGGCCTTCAGAACCCGAAGGTGATCGGAACGAGCGGCGACCCGGAGGTCACCATCGACCTGATCACGCCCGCGTATTACGCGGCCGATGGCGTGACACAGCTGGGAGGCTTCACGCCCGACCAGCTGAACCCGCTCGACTCCCCGGGCCTTGAGTACCTGTACGTGCTCGGCTGGCCCCAGGGCCCTCGGAACTACGCGCTCAGCGCGCGCGGGGTCGAGTTCCACCGGCCCATGCACTACACGCTCCACCTCATCGCCGTGGATCGCGCAGTTCCGTTTTGACCGATGGGCCCACGGATCGTCATCTGTGGCGGCCCGAAGACCGGCAAGACGACCCTCGCCGGCAAGGTGGCGCACCGCATCCGCGCGCGCGAGGTGCGCCACACCGACGAGCTCATCGGTGTCCTGCCCTGGTCGGAGGATTCGGAGGAGGTCGCGCGATGGTTCTCCATCCCTGGCCCGTGGATCGTCGAAGGGGTCGCCGCCGTGCGCGCGCTCCGGAAGTGGCTCGCAAGCCATCCCGAAGGCGCCCCGTGCGACCTCGTGTGCTGGCTCTCTGAACCGAAGGTCCCGCGCACGCCCGGACAGGAGCGCCTAGCCAAAGGGACGGCGACCGTCTGGGCAGGCACCGAGCAGGGTCTCCGTAACCGCGGCGTCATCATCGTCGAGAACGGGGAGCTCTGATGCCGAGTCCGGACGCAGCGGTTGGCCTGGTCCAGTACCCGCTCGCGCCGGGAGCGACCGACTCCGCGATCGGCGACCCGCTGCTCGAGGGGCTGGCGAGCTGGTTTCAGGTCTGGCTGAACCAGGACCTCAACCCGAAGCTCCAGAACATCAACGGCATGACCGGCGCGATGGCCGTCACGCCGGGGAACGTCTTCTACTGGAACCCATTCGCGCGGCCGCATGCGATGTTCCTGCGCGGCAAGCAGGACGGCAAGGCGACCGCCGGACTGCCCGTCTGGGCGCCGCTCACCAACTTCCTGACCGGGACGATCGCGACGCTCGGCGCGAGCCTCGTCCTCTGCACCGAGGGCGGCGAGACCGGAGCCAGCGGCACGGCGCCGAGCCTTCAGACGAACACGCAGGTGTCGGGGGCGACGACGTGGGCGTACCTCGGACCGATCAGCGCGGGCGTCCCCAAGGTGCCGGCGCTCTTTCTCTGGCGCGACGGGTCGAAGCCGGGGAGCTTCAGCACGCTCCTCGACATCCGCGAGACCCAGGTGAAGGTCGCCTGGGTCTGGAACAGCCTGCTCTTGCCGGGGACGTGGACGGACCGCTACGGGATCTACACCCAGGTCGACGCGAGCCTCCAACGCGCGATGTCGATCGGGCATCACCCGAACGTGCAGGCGGACTCATCGATCGCGGTGCTCCTCGGGCTCGCGAAGGACGGGATCTGGATCACGAAGAGCGAGTACCTGCTCATCGGGCCGATCGTCTCGCCGGGCGGACCGGCGGACCAGCCGATCACGAGGGGGTTCCCGGCGGTGGTCATCACGATGACCGCGCAGGAGGGGATCCAGCTCCCGACGAACCTGCCGAGCGAGCAGCCGGCCGACCTCCAGCTCGGGATCAACGTGGTCGACGACACCGACCCGCGCGGGCCGCTCACCGTGCTCAACGAAGTGGTGCCAGCAGGACCCTATGCCGACGACACCTAGCCTCCTGCTCCTCGCGATCGCGCTGGCCGGATGCGGCGCGGTCGTCGAGGACGCGCCAACCTGCGCGGACGTCTGCGCGCGCGTGGCGGAGCTCGGGTGCGCGGTGACCCCGGCGCCGCCGTCGTGCACCGACCGATGCACGGCGATCGCGTCGGCCATCCCGCTCGAGGTGATGACCTGCATGGCGTCGGCGGCGAGCTGCTCCGACTTCGACGGCTGCTGAACGATGACCCTCGCGGCCGGCATCTATCCGAGCATCGCGGCGCTGCGCGGCGCGCCCGCGCCATTCGTGCAGACCTTCGCGCGCGTGCTCGGGGGCAAGCCCGCCGGGCTGTTTGTCTACCAGCCCGGGTCGACGAGCATCACGGACGACGGCTGGTCGACGATCATCCCGAGCAACCCGCAGAGCGGCGGCGGCGCATGGCTCATGGTTCCGGAGGATGACCGCGGGCTCGACCTCACCGCCGCCAACGGCTTCGCGACGAGCGGCGCGTACACGCTCGGGATCTACAGCGGCCCTTGGCTGGTCCTGCCTGCGGCGACCCTGACGGGCGGGCTGTCCATCACGCTCGACCCGAACAACAAGGACGGGAACATCATCCCGCGCGGCTCGGTGATCGAGTTCACTAGGCTCGACCTCGGCGCCTACACGGTGGCCATCCTGAACGGCGGCGGCGCCGGCGGGACGCTCTGCACGCTCCCGGTGAGCACCGCCGCCTACGCCAAGCTCTGGTTCGATGGCGTCAACTGGGGCAAGCGCGACGCACACACGATGCTCTGAGGAGAGACCATGCCGAAGTTCTTGCTCGTGTCAGCGCTCTTGATGGGGCCCGGCGGTCATCCGCACCTCGTGCTCGATGCGCACCTCGCCACATCGGACCGGCCGCGCGTGCGGTACGTCGGAGTCCGCGCCGCGAGGCCGCGGCCCGACCCTGTGCGCGGACGTCAGGCGCCGCAGGACACGCACCGCGCCGCGCGATACGAATTGGCCGAGCAGATCGTCCTCGACCACGAGCACTACCGCTCGGCGGCGAACACGACCCTCCGGATTCACGCCGAGGTCGAAGCCATCGACTCCGAGGCGGCGGCGGTCGCCTTCGACAAGCTCGAGCAGTCGAAGACGAAGGCCGCGCTGGTCCACCAGACCGCGCACGCGCTCGTCGGGCTCGGCCTCAAGCCCGAGGTGGCGCAGAAGAGCGCTCATCACCTGGTCTCGAGCGGGCTCGTCGCGGAGCACTCGCACGGCAAGGGGCACACGGTCTTCGTGCTGCCAACCACGCCCGACGGGCAGGACCCGCAGCACGAGCTCGTCGGTGGGCTGAAGCAATGGCTCGCCTCGCAGGAAAAGCCCGCGGCGCCCACCGCGACGCCCGATCCTGTCGCATCCCCCGAAGACGAAGACGACGCGGCGCCCGCTGCGGTCGAGGAGGCCTGATCCATGGCTCAGTTCCCGCCCGTCAGCTGGCCACTTCCATACAGCTCGAGGCTTCTCCAGCCCGCGCAGGGCTCGACCCTCGCGAACGGCACGACGTGGTCGGTCGCCATCGTCGCGAACATGCTCGCGAGCGGCACCGAGGTCGTCGAGACCGTGGGCGCGCCGATCAGGAGCCAGACGGACTGCAACACCCGGTTCGGCAACCGCAGCGAGATGGCGTGGGCCTATCGCGCGTTCCGTGCGGTCGACCCGAACACCCAGGTCACCGGGTGCGCGATGGCGCAGGCCGGCGGCTCGACGACGTCGACGAGGGCCTGGACGTTCAGCGGCAACGCGAGCGTCGGGTGCGACCTCTACATCGACTTCTGCCAGATCGGCATCCCGAACAAGAGCCGCATGGGCGTCGTCGTCGCCGCCGGCGATACGCCGTCGACGCAGGTCACGAACGCGGTCAACGCGATCAACGCGGACCCGGACTGTCCGTTCTCGGCGGCGAGCACCAGCGCGGCGACCTTCGGGTCCGAGACCTCGAACGCCGGCACCTTCCCCGTCGCGCTCGTCAACGGCGACACCCTCGTTTGCAAGATCGACGAGAACGCGAACCAGACCCTCACGATCTCGGCGACGGGCGCGACCCTCCTCGGCACCGGCGCGACCTACGCGGGCGGCGCCGGCGGCACGCTCACGCTGTCCTTCGGCGGCGTGCAGACGGTCATTACCTTCGCAGGCTCGGAGGCGACCCAGGCGGCCTACTTCCTGAAGATCAACTCGGGCCTTCCGGGCGGCATCTCGGGCGGCGTCGCTTCGAACAGCTCGGGCCAGACGCTGCTCACCTCGAACCAGCTCGGCAGCGGCGCGACTGGCGCGGTGGTCGCCGGCACCGCCTACATCCTGACCAGCCTCGGGATCGCCGTGGGCGCGTTTACCGCGGGCACGGGCAACGTCCCGAACGTGGCGGCGGTCACCGCGGCGCAGCTCGGCGCCCTGATGGTCTCGACCTTCACGAACGGCGCGGGCGGCAACTACACGGTCAACGCCAACGGCGGCATGACCTGGGCCACGAACACCGCGGGCGCGACCCCGAAGGGCGTGCAGTTCACGTCGGGGAGCATCGTCGCCAAGGTGCCCGGCTGGGACACGGCCGAGCACAACGGCGCAGCTTCGGGCGGGTCGAACTCGATCACGCTCACGACCTACCAGGGCGGCGTGCGGTCGGCCTACTGGCTCGCGAACGTGCGCTTCACCTACGACGACCCGACGAACGCGACGACCATCACCAACGGCGCGCTCACGGTCGGCGCCGGCCAGGACTCCGTGGTCAACGCGTACAACGCGCTCGACAAGAGCGGCGCGCACACGCTCCACATCATCTCGTCGGCGGCATCTGGCACGACGGGCGGGCAGCTCTACTGCAACACCGGCAGCGTCAACTCGTCCGATGGCGGCATCGGCCAGTACAGCGCCTACATCACCTCGAGCCTCAGCCCTCAGAACGGCAAGGGTCAGGCCTTCATCGCCGCGGTCGACGTCTACCAGTACCCGACCACGGGCGGGTCGTCGGGCGGGTCAACCTCGTCGTCGACGGCCGCATCGGTGGCCCAGAACGCCGCGGTCAACAACGTGTTCGGGAAGATCGTCCCGTTCTCCGGGTCCGACTGGCACCCGGTCATGAACGCTGCCCACTACGGCGGGATCGTCTCCTCCGAGCGCAGCGTCTACTCGGCCTTCAACTTCCGCAGCTACACGACCGACCCGAACGCGGACACCATCTGCTCGTTCCCGGTCCCGTTCAACCTCGCGAACAAGTGGGCGCTGGCGGACGAGCTCACCCTCCTCAACGGCGGGTGCTGCGACGTCATGTGGAACAGCTCCAACGCGGCCTTCATCCGGCGCGACATCACGAGCTACTCGTGGCTGCCGCCGGGCGGCCCGACGACGACCTTCGACGCCCGCGCGCGCGAGGGCCACATCCCGTTCGTCATGCTCGACTTCTGGGCGGCGTTCGACGCGGCCTGCCTCGCGCAGAAGCTCAACCGCGGCAACGTCGCGGCGAACCCGAAGAGCGGCGTCAAGCCGCTCCCTGGCCAGGTCTACCCGCGCACGGTCGAGTCCCTCGCGAACACCCTGATCGGGCAGATGTGCGGCCCCTACGAGGACGGCATGCCCATCCTCGACGTGACCTACCTCGCGCAGATGCAGGCGGCGACATCGTGCGTGCTTCTGCCGCAAGGCGGATGGGCGCTCAATGTCGGCCTCCGCGCCGCACGCCACAACCTGTTCGATCAAACGGTCCTCCAGGAGACCTCGGATCCTCAGTGAGATTATGCCCAAGCAGGGCATCGGCTACCTGAACGATGACACCGCGCTCGTCGCGGCTGCGGCCGAGTACCTGAAGAGACACCAAGACTGACGACGCTCGCGCCATGCGAGCTGAGGAGCATCGCATGAGCGGAATCGCGGGACTCGGTGAAAACCTCTTCCTGGAGCTCTACTCCCCCGCGCAGGGCGGGGGAGGGCTCCGTGCGAACGCGGTCTCGCTCGAGACCAACCTCGACGGCAAGCGCGAGACGCTCCGGAGCATGGTGCGCGACTACATGGGTGTCGCCGGCGGGAGCACGACCCGCATGATCGACCTGACGGAGCACGTCGACTTCCAGTGGCTGAATCAGGGGTTCGACCCGGAGCTCTCGTTCCTGAACAACGAGATCCTCCAGTACCGGATCATCAAGTGGTCGAACGGGCAGCAGGCGAGTGGGCAGTGCCACATCAAGACCGGGCCGAAGATGACGACGAAGGACGGGGCGATCACCGACATCACCATCTCGCTCGAGGGTGACCCGTCGCCGTTCCAGTGAGGTAGTGCGTGACCGCGATCGGTCCGCCGAAGGACGTGCCGCCCGAGCGGCTGTTTCGATTTCTGATGGCGAAGGTTCCGGAGCGCGCGCTGGTCCACAGGATCGCGGGGCTGCCGGACATCGAGTTGTTCGTACGCGCCGTGCCAGGCGCCGTGTTTGAGGCGCTGCGCGACGACGCGGCTCTCCCCGATGTTCCCATGGTGGAGCTGTCTCGGACCGTCAGGTCCTGGATGGCGGCTACGCTGTGGACACGAGGAGGGCGGCTCGCCACGTCCGGCGATGAACTCGGCCGTCTGAGCGCGAGGGTTCTCCTGGCCTTGCTGGGAGCCTGGGTTGAAGCGGTCAACCTCATCTGTCCGACGTTCGGTCGGAGTGACACGAGAGCCTGGCGAAAGGTTTTGGTGGAGGGAGCGGTCCATCCATCGAACGAGCGGGTGGCGGAGCGGTTGGCGTACTGCGGAGACCCGCTGGTTCTTCCGACCAAGATTGCTTGGGTGACCCGCCCGGAGCGCTACTGGTCGATGCCTCCCGACGAGCTGCTCGATGGCCATGTGCTGTGCTTCGAGGCCGCACGGAAAGCGATGGGCGTGAAGTGACCGAAGAGAAGCTCTCCCCGCTCGCTCAGCTGGTGAAGGACCAGCCGCGCGACTTCGAGGTCTGGCCGGTGACCGGCTTCTTCCGCGCGCCCGGCGCGGAGGTGATGAAGATCGCCATCTTCCTGCCGACTCCGGCGGATGACGATGACATCCTGTGCCTGGCTGCCCAGTACCGGGCCGACCTCGCGAAGAAGTCGGCGGCGGGCGAGCCCGACGTGCGCGCGGACGACCGGATTCGCCTGTCCGCCGAGATCATGGAGGCGCTCTGGCGTGCCTGCCACACCGTGGCCGAGGACGGTACCGTCGACATGTACGGGCACTGCTTCCCGGATCCTCGCTGGATGCGAATGACCCTTCGGTCGGACCAGTGGGGGCAGCTTTATGCGCTCTACCAGGCAACGCGCGACAAGTTCCGCGACATCCCGCCGATGACGGCGGAGCGGATCGAGGAACTCCTGCCCGCGCTTTGCGCCGGTGGCCAGACCCCAGACATTGTGCTCGCTGGGTACGACCGGAGCGAGATCATTGCCGGCTGGGTCGTGACCGCCGACATGGCCGTACGCGACCGGAAGTGCGCGGAGGCAGCTCTCCAGGAACGTGACGAGCTCGATGCGCGCGTCGCGGAGCTCGAAAAGGACCTGGCGGAGACGCGCGCCTCTGTCGCCAAAGCCCCCGAGGATCAGGGCGCCTAGGTCTGAGCTATGGGGGCGATCCTCTACACGTTCACCGTGTCGGGCGTGGAGGATCTCGCCGCGGCGATGCGCGCGGTCGCCGCCGAGGCTGGCGACGAGAGCATCGTCGACGACGTCGTCTCGCAGTTCACGCCGGAGAACGTTGAGGCGGTGATGAAGGACTGCCTCGACGAGGCCACGCAGGAGGCGCTCTCGTCGGCGGCGTACAAGTCGCGCACCGGCGCGCTCGACGCGAGCACCTACGCAGACGACGCCTCGAGTTCCCAGGCGCGCACGAGCGGCGGGCAGTTCTCGAGCGGGACCGACGTCTCGGTGACCTGGGGCGCGCGCGCGGAGTACGCCAGCTACGTCGAGAAGCGTGGGTTCTCGAGGACGGTTGAGGTCGGCGACGCCGCGGTGGACAAGATCGACGCGGCGCTTGCGGCGCTCGGCGGGACGTGAGCCGTGGCCGACGTAGAGAAGGAAATCCAGTGGAAGTTCTCCCGCCTCGGGGACGATGACGTCAGCAGCGTCATCAAGAGCCTCGGCGAGGAGGCTACGCGCGCGAACGCCAAGCGCCTGAAGGAAGAGGACGACCTCTGGAAGGCGAAAATCAAGGCGGCCGAGCAGGCGAAGAAGGTCGAGGAAAAGGCCTGGGCTGACGTCGAGAAAGCGGCCGAGAAGGCGTCGAAGGCGCTCGCCAAAGAAGCGTCTGACATCGCGAAGGCGCACGAGAAGGCCGCGAAGGAGACCCAGAAGGTCTGGGACAGGGCGAACAAGCAAATCCTCGACAGCTTCGCCAGCGTCGGCAAGGGCATCGCCAACGGGCTAGGGCTGGCGACCTTCAGCAGCGTCACGTCCTTCGTGTCTGGCGCCGCGCGCGACGCGATGAAGCTCCAGGGACAATCGCGCAGGATCGCAATCGACGCCCGCCGGCCCGGCGAGGCGATGGTCGACCCGAACGTGCTCCGCAGGGAGTTCGAGCGCACGGCCATTGCGAATCCAGGAATGAACGCCTCGGATGTCGCGTCCGGCGTCGGCGCATTCCGGCAGACGTCCGGCAATCTCGACAAGGCCCGCGAGTTCTCCGGCGTCATCGCGAAGATGAGCCAGGCGTTCGGCAAGGATGCGGAGGAGGTCGGCAAGGTCGCCGGCAAGGTGTTCCGCGAGTTCAAGCCGAAGTCGGCCGAGGAGATGGGCGACGCGCTCGCCGCGATCAACGCGCGCGCGAAGCAGGGCGGGGTCACGTTCGAGCAGGCCGCGGGCCAGTTCACGATGGCGGCCGGGCGCATCAAGGGCGCCGGCTACAGCCTCGAGACGCTCGGCACCAAGGGCCTGAACGCGCTGATGGTCTCAGCGGGCGAGGGCGGCGACCCGGAGAAGGCGGGGCAAGCAGTCGGCATGTTCATGTCGAAGCTCAGCCAGCAGGCCGTGAAGCTCAAGAAGAAGGGGAAGGGCGGGCTCGGGCTCGACATCTACGGCACGACGCAAGACGAGCGCGGTCAGGCCCAGATGCGCCCCATTCAGGAGATCATTGCCGACCTCGCCGGCAAGGCGCGCGACAAGTTCAAGGACAAGGGGCTCGCCGACAACGCGGCGCCGATGATGGCCGAGCTCCGGAAGATGTTCGGCGGCGGTGGGCGCGGCTCACCGTTCGCCGTCATGGAGCCCATGCTGAATGCCTTCAACAAGGCGTACGGCGCGACGAAAGGCACGGCGGCCGAGAAAACCGCGGCGGGCCAGGCGGCGGTCAAGGCGAAGTTCGAGGAGCTTTCCGCCGCGCAGGGCAACTACAAGGACGCGCTCCAGGATGCCGCCGAGGTTCAGAAGACGCTCAGCGCGCGATGGACCGCCGCCCAGGAAGTCCTGAAGGAGAAGATCGCCAACGCGATCTTGCCTGGACTCGTGACCGTCAGCGAGAAGCTCGGCAAGGGAGAGTTCGTCAACGCGCTGGACGCCCTCGGCGCGCACATCTGGAAGATGGCCCACCCCGAAGGGCCGACCAAGATGGAGGAGCTCCAGAAGGCGCAGAAGAATCTCTCCGACTGGAAAGCGACGATGGCCGGCAAGATGAACTGGACGCCGGAGGACATGAAGAAGAAGCGCGAACTCGAGCGCGCGGTCGATGTCGCCGACGCCGCCGCCATGTCCGGCAGCGTCGGTAAGACCGCCGCCGGCCCGATGGGGCGCGAGGAGTTCGTCAAGCGTTATGCGGAGCTCGGTGGCAACACCGACCTAGACAAAATCTCCGGTGAATCTGCGTACGAGCGGGCGATGGGCGGCAGCGACTTGTTCCACCCGCTCGCCACGCCGCAGACCAACGCGCAGGAGACCCTCGTCAACGACGTGAAGGCTCAGGTCGCCGAGGACGAGGCTGCGAAGAAGCAGGCGGCAGCGGCGCTGCTCTTCGGGTCGCATGTCGACGCCTTCGGCCGTGTCGTCGCAAACCTCGAGAGCAAGTCCGGGTCCGGCAGCGCCCTTACCGGCGCGCCAGGCCGGAGGTCCTGACCGTGGCCGGTCTCGCCTCCGCTCTGGGCACCAGCCCTGCGCAAGCCGCCAGGGCGCTCTCGCAGGCATCGTGGCGCGGGCTCCCGCTACCGCCGTACTCGAAGGTGCCGCTCGACTGGGAGCCGCGCCTGCCGAAGCGCGAATACCCCTACGTCGACATCGCTGGCCACGACTTCACGGGGGTCGACTACAAGCCGTTCGAAGTCGACCTGCGGTTCCTCAACACCCTGAACCAGGCGCCGCCGAACGGCGCGTCGTCGTGGTTCCCTGGCTACTGGGAGATTTTCAAGGCGCAGATCCTGGACGGCAAGCCGGGCGACTTCGTCCACCCCCTGGTCGGGAGCGTGCGCGCGCGCGTGTGCAAGGGCGCGGCGCTCGTCTCCGACGAGACCCTTGCCGGCATCGTGGTGCGCGTGTCGTGGGAGCTCACGAACGAGGACCCGACCACCGACCAATACTTCGAGATCCTCCAGGGCAACCCGTCGGCGCTCGCCTCCGCGGCCGATGCGTCCGCTGGCGAGTTCGGGGTTGCGGTCGGGCTCGGGCAGCGGACGGCCTACCAGTTCGCCGCGCAGTACGGGACGAACGCCTCTCTCGGGCTCCCGAGCCTCTCGTCGATCTGGTCGGCGATCTCCGGCCTCGTGTTCTCCTTCGACTTCGGCGTGCTCAGCTTGCTGAACGCGCTCCTTGGCGATGTGGACGCCATGGTCGAGGCGATCATCCTGCTCGACGACGTGACGACCTGGGAGGCCCTGGCGGATCTCTTCGCCTTCAGGACGTACCTGTCCCTCGCGACCACGAGCGTTCAGGCGTCGAACCGCAAGGTGGCGCAGCGCGCGATCACCGCGCCCATCACGCTCGACGCGTTCGCGCGCCAGACGAACAACGACCTCGGGGACATCATCGCCTTGAACTGCCAATTCGTGGCCGACCCGCAGGTCCCCGCCCGAAGCATTTTGCGGTACTACGCGAGCTGACCGATGGCCAACCAGCGCGCGCAGCTCCGGCTCGAGCATGTGGCGAGCGGTCTCACGATCAACACGTTCCTCTCGGCCACGCTCAAGGATGCGTGGCTCGAGCCGCTCGGGTCGCTCGAGGTGGAGATCGCGCCGCCCGACACGCAGTGGTCGACCTGGTTCCGCACCCTGGTCAAGGGCGAGGCGATCCAGTTCTTCATCAACGGCGCGAGCCAGGGCCTCTACCTGATCCAGGAACGGAAGACGAAGCTCGGCGCGAAGGGCGGTCGCACCTTCAAGCTCCAGTGCGAGACCTACCTGTGCACGGCGCACGAGGCGAACGTCGACCCGGACTACGGGATCAACGCGAACAGCAGCGTGCCCATCGAGCGCGTCGTGCTCAAGGTGATGGCGCCGTACTTCACCGACCCGCCGCTGACGAGCGCGGTCGCCCACGTGGAGGCTCTCTCTGGTCAGCCGCTCCCCGGAGGTCAGGCTCTACCCTTCCCGCTCTCTGCGCTGAAGGCGTCCGCATCGAAGGCGTCCGCGGGCGAGTCCAAGCAGGCGTTCGTCAACAAGCTCGTCACGCGCCTCGGGGTCGTGATGCGTGTCGACGGGAACGGCCGGCTCATGCTGGTCGCCCCAAACTACACGCAGGGCCGGTCGTGGTCGGTTGGCGCCTCGAGCACGCGGCTCATGACGCCAGACTTCGACGTGTTCTACGGGGACATCGACCTCGTGGAGACGAACAAGGGGCAGTTCTCGCAGGCGCGCGTCATCGGGCAGGGGAACCAATCGCCGCCGGTCGGCAACGCCGGCGTGACGACCGTGAGCCGACCGAAGCCGTCTGCGGTCCTCGCGCAGGGGCTCGTGCCGAACCGTTGCCTCTACCAGAGCTCGGTCCATCCGCTGAAGGAGATCGTCTTCAAGGACAAGCACTCGACGGACACGACCACGTGCCTCTCGAGCGCGCAGCTCATCCTCGGCGAGCACGCCTCGAAGGCGTACGTCATCACCGGCATGGTCGACGGCTGGACCAACAAGAGCGGCGCGGTCTGGACCACGGACACGCAGGGCCGCGTGAAGATCGATGACTTCGACCTGGACGAGACCTTCTGGCTCTCGGAACGCGAACTCCACATGACCAAGGAAGGCGAGGCGGCGAAGCTCACGGCGATCCCATCGGGCGCGCTGATCCTCGGGCCGAAGCCGGGGACCTGATGGAGTGCGACTTCGAGCTCGAGTGGTTTGCCGTCCTCGCGTCGCAGGACCCAGACGGCGGCGCCACCGCGAACGTCGGCGACTCGGCCGACGACTTCGGCACCGCCGCGAGCGCGCCGCTCTGCTCTCCGCTCGGCTTCTATGGCGGGGCATCGCCGCCTTCGACCGGCTCGAGCGGGCCGCAGAACGCGCGCGTCCTCCAGCTCACGATGGGTCCTTGGGCGACCCTGATCGCCGCAACCGACGATCGCGAAGTCGCGTGGATCGACACGTTCTCGGAGGCGCAGCGGGTTGCCAGCGACAGGTTCGTCACCGCGTACGGCAAGAACAGCCGCCTCGAGCTCCGGACCAGCAGCGCGGACAGCATCGGCCTCTACGGAAACTACGGTCGCAAGGTCCTCGTCGATGACCAGAACGGGAATGTCACCGTTCAGTGGAACGACGAGCCGCCGAGCCAGGTCAACGCGGAGGCGACCTTCAGCGATACCGGGGTCTCGCTTTCGTACACGGACGCGAGCGGCAACACCTGCACCGTGCAGCTCAGCGCCTCCGGCGCCATCGCACTGACGGGGATGACACTAGCCTTCGGCGGAGCGCCATCTTTCGGAGGCGTGCCGGTCAACATCACCGGGGACTCGAGCCATCTATCCATGAACCAGGGCGGCGCTTCGTGGACGCTCTCGGCGGCCGGTGTTGTGCTGAGCTTCGGAGCGGTATCGCTCACGCTCACTGCGACCGGCGCCGCGCTCGTCGGACCGCCTGGCACCATCGCCTTCAGCGTCAACGGCACGCCGATCGTTGTCCCGTAAGGAGCTCGCATGCCCGGAGGCTACGGACAGACCCCGTTCGGCTTCGGGCCGTACGGGCAGGGGGTCGCCCCCTTCGCCTACGGGATCCCGACGACCTCCGTCGCCTGGAAGATCGACCCCATCACGCAGGACTACGTGATGGGCGCCGACGGGAACGCGGTCGGCATGGACGGCACCGATCAGCGGGTCGAGCTCATCTGCGTGAACGCCGAGATCGACATCAAGATCATCACGCCGTCGGCGCTCGACCAGCAACGGCAGGCCTACCTCGCCGCCCTTCAGCCGCTCGTCGCCGACCTGTCGATCTCGAACCTCGTGGTGACCGTGACAGATGGCGGCGGCCAGCTCGTCAAGCGCTTCATCTCCTACAAGAACAACGGCACGAGCCAGGCGAAGACCATCGAGCTGTGACCTAGAATGCCGACCGTCGCCTACCCCTCCCCGTCGCAGCTTTTGTCCATCCACCTGGACACGCTGCGGTACGCCTTCGAGGCGCAGGGGATCACCCCTGAGCTCGGAGATGGTGGCGACCTCTACAACCGCGCGCTGGCGAACGCGAACCGCGCGGCCATCGCCATCTCGAACAACAAGATCAGCCTCGCGCAGTCGAACCCGTTGACGTCGACGGGGCAGGACCTCATCAACCTCTGCGCGGTGTTTGGCGTCGTGCCGGACCAGCCCGGCTACGCTACCGGATCGGTCATCGTCTCGTTCGGCGGGTCGGCGATCACGCTGCCGCAGGGCTTCACCGGGACGATCGGCGCGAACCGCTACCAGACGGTCTCGGGTGGCACGTACTCGCCCGGGCCGACCGCGAGCGTGCAGATCGTCGCGCTGGTCGCTGGCTCGGCGGCGAACGAGCCAGCCGGTTCGGTCTTCACGTGGGACTCGGCGAGCATCGGCCCGCTCTCGCAGAGCGCCGCGGTCGACTCCAACGGCATCGCGGACGGCGTGGACGGTGACGGCGACCCGGACGGCACGCGGCCGGACCTCGACGCGCCTCTCCGAGCTCGCCTGCTCCAGAAGCTCAGCGCGCCGCCGGTCGGCGGCAACGCCTCGATGGCGGTCGCGATCGCGGAGGAGAACGCGAGCGTCGAGGCCGGGTACGCCTACTGCGGGATCCAGGGCTGCGGGTCCATGGACATCGCGGTCACGGGCGCCGGCGCGGCGAACGCCGCGGGGCAGTCCTCCGTGACGCCGGCGGCCGCGCGCCAGGTGCTCGGCACGACGCTCGCCACCATCCGAACGAACCTCGCCGCGGTGTACCCCGGGCAGGAGCAGCTCAGCGTCATGGGCTGCACCGGCCAGCCGGTCGACATCACGCTCGCCGCCGTGCTCGCGCTGCCGCTCCAGTCGGGCGGGGTCGGCGGCGGCTGGAAAGACCCGGTGCCCTGGCCGGCTGCGTTCGATGTCCAGGTCGTTGCGACCTCCGCGGGCTTCATCAGCCCGGCAACCGGAGTGACCGGCGCTGGGAACATCTACACGGTCTGTGACCCGAGCACGCTCGGGCCGAGCGTCGGCAACTCGGTCGCCATCTGGGACCCGAACGCGGTCACCACGAACACGTCGACCGGGCTCTCGCAGCGCGGCAAGATGATCGAGATCATCATCGCGACCGTCACGCTCGTGAGCACCCCGTTGAACCTCTGGAACATCACCTTCCAGGTGGCGCCGACGTTCGTCACGCCGGCGTGGCCGCTCGGCGCCTACGTGTCGGCAGACGCGACCAACCTGGTGAATTACGCGCTCACCTTCGCGGCCGCGATGGCGCTCCTCGGGCCGGGCCAGAAGACCGCGCTCCCGGAGCTCCTCCCTCGAGCAGCTCGGCAGCCGACCGTCGACGTCGAGAACCGAAGCGACCTCACCAACCGGCTGATCGATTCGGTGCTGAACGGCTTCGGCGAGTTGGAAGACTTGCAGTACAGGAACACGTACATCAGCGGCACGACGACGACCGTGACGTCGCCGGTCATTCCGAACACGAGCGCGGATCCGCCGGGCGTGTTCGTCCTTCAGTCCTTCGCGATCAGGAAGCTCTGAGCCATGCAACCGATCACGCGAGGCAACTTCGGCCCGAACAAGACGAACGCGGTCGTGCCGAAGAACCCGTCGACGGACTTCGACGCGGCGATGGCCAACGGGCTCTTCGACCTGACGTCGCAGACGACTTTGCAGAACAACGGCCGGATGAAGGTCGTGTTCTCGACCTCGACCGCATCGACCGGCAGCGGGCCGGTCCAGATCACGCCGACGTGGGGCACGGCCGAATGGGGCAATGCCCCGGCAAACTACCCGGTGGTCCAGAAGACCGCGACCGGCACGTACCTGGTCACGGCGCCGGCGACCTGGACGAACAGCCTCGACACGCCCTCCGCTGGCGAGCTCCAGATCAGCCAGGTGGAGACCGTGAGCTTCAACTGGACGCTCGAGAAGGCGGTCGGCAACTCCGGCGCCGTCCTAGCTTCGAAGGTCGTTACTACGTTCGCCGGGAACGTCATCACCGTGTTCGTGTATGCGGTCACCGTCTCGGGCGGCGCGCTCGTGTTCACGCTGTCCGACCTCAGCGGCGGCGTGCCCATCTTTCTGTCGGCCGGCTGATCGCGATGGCTGGGCTCGGACAACCCCTAAGCGCTCCACTCGGCGGCGGCCCCACGGCGGTCGAGGTGGAGTACCAGGCGCTCCTCGACGCGCTATCGCCCGGGCTGAACCCGCTCGACCCGGTGAACCAGGCGCAGTGCTGGGCCGAGGCGGTGATGCTCGCGAACACCTGGGCGGTCGACGAGCGCCTCCGTGGCCAGTTCATCCCGGCCCGCATGATGGAAGACCTGCCGACCTGGATTCAGGCGTGCTCGCTCGTCGCGCAGCCGGGGGATGTCGACCAGACGATGCGTGGGGAGGTGGCGGCGCAGTTCCTCGGCTTCGTCGGCAACTCGATGCCGCTCGTCTACGACATCATCGTCGCCATCGCCGGCACGCGGTTTCTCGGCTTCAGCTTCCCGCTCTGGACGCTCTACTACGCGCCGGGGATCAACCCCGGGCCGCCGGGCTTCGAGTGGAGCGGCACGCGGAGCCAGTTCGCGGTCATCCTCTCGAGGACCGGAACGATCACCTCCGACTTCCTGAACCTCGTGCGCAAGGTCCGGGTCCAGCTCTCGAAGGTGCTGCCTGGCTGGGATGTCGCCGTGGTCGGGACTCAGGATGGTTGCGTGCCAGACGTCGCGGTCCCGGACATCAGCTTGCTCGCTTCGTGATAGAAGGCGTCATGGACGACACCACCACCAACCCTGCCGCATCCCCCGCTGTCTCGTACCCGAGGCTCGTCTTCGGTCACCCGGTCCGCCCGCCGTTCTCGGTCGGCGCCGCCGACTTCACGCCCACCCCGAAGGGCCGGCTCGCGCGGATCGACGCCGCGCTCCGCGAGGCCGGCGGCGTCGCGCAGGCGCGCTACCGCGAGTGGTGCGAGCAGGAGACCAAAGACCAGGAGCAGGAGGACCGCGCACCGCGGCCGCCGCCGCTCATCCTGGTCTGTTGCGCCGACTCGACCATCGGCAGGTCGCTGATCGATGCGGGTCGGCCTGGGCTCAGCGGGCAGGTCTGCGGCCCGGTCGTCATGCTGCTTCACGTGCAGGAGCTCCTCCAGCTGTTCCAGGCGAGCGCGCAGAGCATCATGCAGGAGCTGAGCGCGCTCGAGGCGAAGCCCGGCCAGCCCGTGTGGGGCTTCGCGGTGAACGGCAACCTGTTCGACTTCCGCGTGATGACCGTCGAGACCGCACCGCCGGCGCCAACGGCCCCCGCCGAGGCAGCCAAGCCTGAGCCAGTGATCGTTCCGCCTGCGCCGCCCGAGGAGCCCGCGCCGACCATCGAGGTCGAGCCGGCCGGAGAGCCCGCCGCGGCAACGTGACCCGCGAACCGCAAGCCCCCGCCTCGCTCCGCAGGCGGGGGTCCACCAGGATCCAGTTTCCCATGGCAGCGCTAGTCCGGTCTCTTCTGGTTTTCGACGTACCGCTTGAGGATCTCGATCGGTGCTCCGCCCGCGGAGATGATGCAGTAGCTCGGCGACCAGAGGACGGCTTTCCCGCGGTACGCCACGCGGAGCGCGGGAAACTCGGAGCGGAGCCTACGGGAGAGCACGGTTTTGATGTTGTTGGTGAGGTCGCTGGGTCGGACCTTGGGAGGCATGTCGAGGAGCATGTGCACGTGGTCGGCTTCGCCCGAGCATTCGACCAGTTCGCCTTGCCAGGCGACGCAGAGGCTCGTGAGGATCTCCTTGCAGCGGTCGAGCATCGGGTTGGTGAAGACGCGGCGGCGGTACTTGGAGACGAGAACCAAGTGGTAGACGAGACGGAAAACGGCGTTGTTGTTGCGGTGGAGTGCTTGCATGAGTCTACCGAACGAAGTACATCGTACGCGTGGTCCGCGTCTACCGCTACCGGCTCAGCCCCACGCGGGCTCAGGAAGCCGCGATGCACGGGACGCTCTACCGGCTGCGTGAGCTTTACAACGCGGCGCTCGAGGAGCGGATCAAGGCGTACCGCCAGCGCGGCGTCACGCTCTCGGCATACGACCAGATGGCCGAGCTGCGCGAGGTCCGCGAGGTCCGGCCCGAGTACGCCGCCATCCACACGCACCTGCTCCAAGACGCGCTCACGCGGCTCGAGCGCGCGATGCGGGCGTTCTTTCGACGGATCAAGTCGGGCGAGAAGCCCGGGTTCCCTCGCTTCAAGGGTCGCGACCGCTACTCGACGTTCACGTTCAAGGACGCCGCGAACCACAACGGCGTGCGGCTCATGGCCGGCGGCAAGCGGGTCAAGCTCACCGGGATCGGCAACGTCAAGATCAAGCTGCACCGGCCTCTCCAGGGTCGGATCAAGCAGGCCAGCGTTTCGCTCGATGGCGACGGCCACTGGTACATCGCCTTCGTCTGCCAGGACGTGCCGACGAAGCCCCTGCCCGCAACCGGAGCGAGCGTCGGCGTGGACGTCGGCATCACGACCTTCGCGGCGCTCTCGACCGGCGAGTGCATCGACAACCCACGGCCCTACGAGACCGCTCACCGGAAGCTCGCTGCTGCCCAGCAACGCGTCTCCCGACGGAAGAAGGGCTCGCGACGGCGCCGCAAGGCCGTCGCGCTGCTCCGCAAGCACCATGCGCACGTGGGTCGCGTGCGGCTCGACTTTCACCACAAGGTGGCGCTCTACCTGGTTGAGCACTTCGATTCCATCTCGGTGGAGAAGCTCAACATCAAGGGCCTCGCGCTCTCGTCGCTGGCCCTGCAAGTTCTCGATGCCGCGTGGGGCCAGTTCACGACGATTGTCGACGGCAAGGCAGAATGGGCCGGTCGCGACTTCAACGCCGTGGACCCACGTGGGACCTCCCAGGAATGCTCCGGCTGCGGCGCGTTGGTCCGAAAGGATCTTCGCGTTCGCGTCCACCGCTGCCCGCACTGCGGGCTGGTGCTGGACCGCGACGTCAACGCCGGAATCAACATCGATCGGCGTGGACAGCGCCTTCGGAGGCAGAAGAGCGCTGGGGCTCTTGCTGTTCCGAGAAGCCGCTCCCTCGCGCTTTGAGCGCAGGGAGGGGAGATGATCACTTGATCCTGTCGTCGTACGCGGAGCTCCGCAAGCACTTCGCGCAGGCTGCTCTCACCGTCACCAACGCGGTCAACAACGGCGCCGGCGCGGTCAGGCTGACCGTCTCGCCGAACACCTCCCTCCTCACGACGCTCAAGTACGTCTCGGTCCAGAACATCCCGTCGTGGAGCACGTACGAGGCGAACGGGGTCTGGCAAATCTCGGTCGTGGACGGCACCCACATCGACCTCAACGGCTCGACGTTCGTCAACGCGTGGTCGAGCCCCGCGGGCGCGACACCGTTCCTGTTCATCCTCGCCAACGACGGCTTCCCGGTGTGGCCCGGGCCGGTCCTCGCCAACGGGAGCATCGACGGTTCGGTCGGGCAATCGACGAGCGGCTCGATGCTGCGCAAGTACCTCTTCGGCTGGAACCAGCTGGGGACCGTCCGCACGAGCGGGGCGCAGGCGGACTACTTCCAGATGACGAGCCAGGGCGGCACGACGATGACCTCGGCGTCCGCGATCGGTCCGCTGCTCGACCCAACGAAGCTAGCCGGCGGCGACGTCGGGTTCCCCTTCACCATCTCGCTCAACAACGCGGTCGCGGACCCGACCCCCGGGCAGCACCAGTTCAAGTGGTACCTTAGCCAGCGGCGCGACCCTGGGTCGGTGGCGGATCCCACCGGCACGACCACGACACCGTGGGGGCCGAACGTTCTGACAACGGCGGCGAACACCCCGCCGTTCTTCATGGTCCACCCGAACGTGGTGAACAGCTCGATCGTCACGCTCGGGCTCAACTTGCCGGCGATCGCGCAGCTCGTACCAGGCGTCACCGGCACGGGCCTGATGAACCCCGACGTCCTCGCGGTGCTCTTCCGAAACGTCGGGATCTACTGCCTTCGAGTCGCCGGAGTCGGGACTCTAGGCGACGGGTCGATTCAGTACGCGAGTCTCTACCTGCCTCCAGGCGCCCCCGCCGGAACGGATTGACGCATGGCCTTCGGTCTTCAGCCCGGCGCACCTCTGGTCCCCGGTGCGGGCACCATCCCGTCCGCAGCCCTCAACGCTTGGCGGGCGAACTTCCCGAGTTGCGTCGACGGCGTGCAGGGCGGCACGTACAACCTCGTTTCGAACGGCGTCGGTGTCACTCCGACCCTCTCGTTTCCAGGCGGCCAGACGAACGACCCTGTCATCTCGTGGGGCTGCGCCGTCGCCTTCAGCGGCCATGTCGTGTCGTGGCCGGCGGGTCTCAACTTTGCCGGAATCCAGGCAGTCGGTGACCAATCGCATCCGGGCGTCCTCGCGACCGGAGGCGCCGGCGGGAACGGCATCACGGCCTCGGCGCTGCCGGTCTTTTTAGGTGGCACCGGCGCCTTCGGAGGGCAGTTCACCGGCGTCCTCACGTACGCTGGCGTTTATGGCATGGGCGGCGCCAGCGTGGCAGTGGGCGGCACCGTCTCGTCTGTTGGCGTGTACGGCATCGCTGGCCCAAACGGGACGGCCGGCGTGTACGGCCTCGGGCAAGGCACCAGCGCGGCGCAGGGCGTCGGCGTCCTTGGACTCGGGACAGGTGCGACCGGAGTCACCGTACCGACCGGCGCTGGCGTTGTCGGCTTCGGCGGCCCAACGAATGCCTACGGCGTCTACGGGATCGGTGGCGCGACCGGGATTGGTGGGTACTTCCTCGGCGGAGGCGGAAACGCCCAGGCCATCAACGGGATTGGCGCCGGCACCGGTGCTGGCGGTCGGTTCTTGAACAGCGGAACGAGCCTGCCCTACACCGCAGGACCGAGCGGAAACAACTCGATTGAGGCCTACGTCGGGCCGATCTGGGTGCCGACAAACCCGTCCTCGGTTGGGATGGTGGGCGGCACCAATACTCTGTGGGGCTCGAATATCTGCAAGGCGTGGGCGTTCGTTTCGATCGCGCACGGGTCTGGCACGGTCACGATCCTGGGTGGGCACAACATCGCGTCGGCGAGCTACATCGCCGTGACTGGCTACTCGGGCGGAATTCAGTTCACGTTCGCGACCAACATGGGCGGGGCGTCGAGCTACGCCGTAAGTGTCTCTCCTGTGACGACGGCCGCGGGGCAACCGGATCTCGGTGGGTTCGTCCTCGAGCTTGGCAACTCGCAGTCCCCGCCGACCGCAGCGCACTTCACGGTGTGTGCGACGCAGATCACCGGGTCGCCTGGCAGTGCAGGCGATTTCAACGGTGGGTCGTCTACACGCTACTTCTCCGTGTTCGTGTTCGGGACGCAGTGAGCGTCAGTAGGTGACGAAGTAGACGATTTCGGTGGCCGAACCGCACTCGACGGAACCAACCGAACCGCGGAATTGAACGGAAGCCTCAGCGGCAGTGATGCCGTTCGGCGATGGCGTACCGTCGAGCAAAGCTCGCACCTTTGCGAGGGTCGCCGGATCGCTCGTGCCGAAATCGTAGGAAGCGGTGCCGTCGGGACCGCACGCAACAGCGTGCTCGTCATCGGATCCTAGCCCACCGCAACCGGCGAGTAGGGCTGCCGCCGCCACCGCAACCACCAACATCATCGTCCACTTCATGGTCGTCTCCTGGGGCCCGGTCGGGCCCTGTCGTCCTCGAGAAGCGTACGGCTGCGCACGCAGCCTCTCAAGACTGAGTGCCTGCGCAGTGCAGGCCTCCGCCCGTAGGTGCCCCCGATGGCCAACCCGAGCCCCGCATTCCAGCTCAGCACCGATGGCGTGACCTGGGGTGCGCCCGGCGCGAAGATTGCGGTCTCTGGCTCCGCTACGTTATACGCGCGGCTCGCCTCGACCGCGGGGGTGCAGTCGGTTCAGTGGGTCGTCTCGAGCACGGACGAGACGACCCCACCGGGCACCTACGCGAACCAGCCGGTCCCGGTCGGGCTCCCCGGGCCGACCGCGGTGGTGACCCTCACGACGCAGGGCGCCGGCACGTGCGGGATCCTCCAGTGCACGATCAACGGCGGCGTCGTCGGGGTCGTCGGGAACAACTCGAACATCAACTACGCGCTCACGCGCACGACCGCCAAGTGGTACGTCAGCCCGGAGATCGGGGCGGTCGGCGAGAACATGGAGTCGGACCCGGTGAACGGGTTCGCGGCCTGGCTGAACCCAGCGGTGCGCGCGTACGCGCTGCTCGCGGCGCCGAGCGTGGCTCCGACCCCGTCGCTCGTGCTCCTCCGCGACACGGGGGGCCAGGGTCGGTGCACGAGCTTCGCGACCGACATCCCGGCGAACGTGGCCGCGGGGGGCGTCTACCGGCTGCCGGCTGGCAACCAGACCGCGATGGCGGCGAAGGGGGCGTCGCACGCAACGGTCGCGCTCGTGTCGCTCTCGAACAGCGGAGCGACCCTCCAGCTCGGCGACGGGGTGGAGATCACCGCCGCGGACTTCCGGAGCGCCTCGCTGGCGAACCTCGGCGTGTCCAACTTCGTGCCGGTGACTGCGCCGTCGTCGCCGGTGAGCGGGTGGAACACCTTCGCGGATACCGCGGACTACCGCCTGAAGCTCCAGACGACGACAGGGAAGCAGCTCGCCGTCGGCGTCGGCACGCTCCTGTTCGACCAGACCGTGACCGGAGCCACGATCGGGCAGGACGTCGTCACCGGCAACGGCGTGAACGTGGGGCAGTCCCTGCTCATGCGTGCGCAGCAGGGCCAGAGCGTCGGGAGCGGTTCGAACAACAACGGCGGCCCGGTGACGGTAGCGGGCGGCCTCGTCGGCACTGGCGGTACGAGCGGAACGGGCCTCCAAGGTGCTGCGAGCCTGCAAGGTGGTGGCAGCACGGCGAGCCTTGGCCTCGCGGTTTCCAATACGACCGACACGACGCCGACCACGATCTACACGGTCGCGGTGCCAGCAGGTCAGGTGGTGTCCGTCGACTACGAGATCATCGCCAACCTCGCGCCACTCGGCACGAACCCGTGCATCGCGCTGGGGGTCTTTCGGCGGCGGTTCGTCGCCGCCCGCGTCGGCACCGCGAGCCCCGCCATCAGCAGCTACACCGACGTCACGCAGGGGCAGTCGCCAAACGGTCAATACGCCGTTGGGACGATTACGAACGGGCCGTTTTGGGACGGGCCGGACAACGGGAACAGCGGATCGTTCTCCGCGGCGTTCAACGGGGCCATCACGCACTCGATCGCAGGGAACTCGATCAACATTGTGGTGCAGGGGTTCCACTCGTCGCCGCCTGCATGGGTCACGCTCAATCCGTACCTCCTGTCGGTCGGCGTCTCCGGCACGGCCAACAACGGGTCAGGAGTCATCCGGATTCACACAGCGTCTGCGCACGGGCTCGCCTCGGGCGCGCAGGTGCAGATTACAGGTGTCGGCGGAACCGTGGAGGCGAACGGGTGGTGGGTCATCACGATCGCCGACAGCACCCACTTCGACCTCACGGGTAGCACGTACACGAACGCCTACACGAGCGGCGGAACGGTCACGATCCCAGCGGCGTTCGTGACGTATAGCTCCAACATCTACGTGCTCACCGCTCCGGGTTCTTCCGGTGCGACAGGGCCCGTCGGGACGGGGACAGGTCTTTTCGACGGCACCTGCACGTGGGCCTACGTAGGGCCCGCTGCGAGCGGCGTTCCCGTCCGCTGGACGCTCGCCGAACTTCACCAGCGGTACGGCTGACCCACCACGAAGGGATCCACGATGTCCTGGTTCAACGACACGATGAAGCGAATGGCGTTCGCCATCGCGATGGGCTTCGGCCTCCTGGCCGTCGTCGTGGTGCTGTGGCGGAAGACCGAGGTGCCGCCTGTCGTGCCGGCGCCGCAGCTCCCGCCGGTGGTGCACATCGCCGAGAAGGCCACCGGGCCAGGCTTCGACCACTCGGCGGCGGCAGCGTCGCTCACGGCGGTGTGGGATGGGCTCTCGACGGACTATCCAGACTCGGGCACCGCGCAGGTCGTCGTGAGCACGCAGACGATGGCGGACGTGCTCGTCGTCGCAACCGGGAGCTGGACCGGCACCGTGCAGTTCGAGGCGACCGCCGACCAGACCAACTGGTTTGCGGCGCCGGTCGTGCCGATCGGCGGCGGGAACATCGTCACGAGCGCGACGGGCGATGGGCAGTGGGTCTTCCAGGTAAGCGGCGCGCAGTCGTTCCGAGCTCGCTGCTCGGCGCTGAGCGACGCGGGCAGCCCGCCAGTCATCGCGCTCGCGGCCTCGAGCGCGGGCGGCAACACGGGCGGCGCCGGGTCGCAGGTCACCGTCAACAACGATGGCGGCGCGCCGGTGCCAACCGGCGGCGCCATCGCTCCGGTGGTCTACGACGACGGAGGCACGAGCCTCTCTGGCGACACGGGCGCGACATGGAAGCTCGGAAACATCGCGTCGGTCCCATCGGGCGCCAAGGCTGCGATGTTCATGGTGAGCTACTGGGGCGGCGGGACGACGTCGCAGCTGAACTACCGCGTGCGGCTCACCCACTACACGAGCGACGCCGGCGCGGCCGCGGTGCTGCGCGCGGTCGGGCCCGGCAACCCGTCAGGAACGATCGTCACGCAGACCGCGTACTACCAGACGGTCACGCTCGCAGACACGGGGTCGGCGCAGGTGAACGCGCCCGTGCAAGTCGACGTCACCGGCGGCGTCGTCGGAGTCGCGCTCGACTTGCAAGAGGCCGTCGTGTCGCCGACGGATGCCGGCGTCGACACCATCTCTCTGAGCTGGAGCTACTGATGAAGACCAGGATCCTCGCACTGCTCGCATTCCTCGCACTGCTCATCGGGTGCTCGAACGCGCCGTTCGCGCCGGACGCCGGTCCTGGCGTTCCGATGAAGGCGGCGCCGGGCTTCCAGGCCGGGCCGGTGTACCTGAGCTCCCCGCCGACGCTCTCGAACAACCAGACGACGCCGCTGCTCACCGACTCGCTCGGCAACGCGCAGCAGAACATGGCGACGAAGCTCGCGGGCGAGGACCTCGCGAACGACGTCATGAAGTCGGAGCTCCGCTACTCCTACCTGCACCAGGCGGGGACGACGGCCGGCGTGACCGTGAAGAGCGGCGCGGGGTTCCTGCACGCGCTCAACCTCAACACGCCGGTCGCCTCCACCGTGGTGACCCTCTACGACAACACGGCCGCGTCGGGCACGGTCATCGCGGTCATCACGCTGCCCGGCACGCTCGTGTCCGAGGGCCCGTCGACCGCCATCTACAACGTGTCGTTCACGACGGGCTTGGAGCTCGTGGTCGCGACCGGCGCCGCCGACGTGACCGTGAGCTACCGCTGAAGGAGACTCGGAGAACCGCCATGAAGACCAGGAACCTCGCCCTCGCTCTCGTCGCGTTCGCCCTGTTCGCCGTCGCCATCGTCTGGCGCTCGCCCGAGCCCATCGGTCCGGTGCCCGACGAACACGTCGTCGAGCAGCGCAACAGCCAGGGCCAGACGCAGACCATCAAGTACACGGTCACCGCCCAGTCGTCCTACGACATCACGGTCAACCTGGTCTTCCCTGACAACTCGACGCAGAACGGCCAGCACTTCGACATCCACCCCATCTCCGTGAGCGTCGCGCAGGCGCTCGCCGACGGGGGCGTGGACTCGGGCGCCCAGGAGCTGGTCATGTTCAACAACTGGATCTTCCCGCAGGTCATCGCCATCTGGCAGGGCAACCTGATCGCCGCGCAGAACCTCGCGGCGGCCGAGAGCCTGACCGCCATCCTGAACGTCCAGCAGACCGTCACGCAGTGAGGATCGCTGTGTCCCGATCGGCCTCGCGTGCGCTCCGCGTGCTGCTCCTGGCGCTCGTGTGCCTGCTGGCGAGTGGCGCGCACGCGACCCCACGCACGCAGATCCCGGGGCAGCGCGCGCAGGTAGCGCAGCTCCAAAACCTCATTCCCTATTCCGAGGACCTCACCCAGTCGGTCTGGAACGCGTCGAGCTTCGCCGCGACCATTACCGGCAACGCCGTCGCAAACCCGGTGAACGGCGCCGTTACGGCGTCGCTCATCACGGACAACACATCGAACACGCCGCACGGTGTCTCGCAGACGGTGACCCTCACCAAAGGCGGGATCTACACGCTCTGCGCGTATGCGAAGGCGGCGGCGAGCGGCCGGTACATCGCCCTCACGGCGAACAGCGTCGGCGTGATCCTGATCTACGACCTGTCTGCCGGCGTGTACGGGACGGTCCAAGGGAGCCTGGCGAGCACGTTCATCGGCGCGTCGATCGTTCCGGTGCCGAATCAGTCCGGCTGGTGGCACGTCTGCCTGACGGCGAACAACTCGTTCGCAACGAGTGTCGCGACGAGGATCTACACGGCCACCAGCCTCCTCGCCTACACGTACGCGGGCACGGGCTCCGCGCAGCTCTACGTGTGGGGCGTGCAGCTCACGCAGAGCTGGGGACCGCCGCAGAACTACGTCCAGACCACGAGCGCTGGCGTGGGCTCCGGCCCCGTGCGCGCGTCGCTGCTGCCGCAGAACCAGAACTGGCTGACCAACTCGCTGGGCACGTCGTCGAGCTGGGGCAACTCGAACACCTCGGAAACGACCAGCGCGGCGACAGCTCCCGACGGGACCAACACGGCGACCGCGCTGATCTCCACCACGGTCTCGAGCGTCGGGCACTACGCGCTCCCGAGCAACGACCTCGTTCCGATCAACCAGTACCAGACGTTCTCGATCTACGCGAAGCCGGCCGCAGTCACGTACATCACGCTCCTCGAGGACGGGACGTTTGCCGAGGCGGCCTACCTCCTCAGCGGCGCGGGCTCGGTCAACAACGTGTCGTCCGGCGGCAACAACGCGACCGTCGGGATCGTCGCTCTGCCGAACGGTTGGTATCGGCTGTGGATCACGGCTCTCCGACTCCACAATGCAAGTTCGATCCGCATTTACTACAACAGCACGTCGACGCCAGGCGGCTCCTACGCCGCGGCCGACACGGTGAACCCGCAGGTGTATGTGTGGGGCGCGCAGATCACGAACACCAACGCGCCCGGCCCGTACCAGCCGACGACCTCGGTCGCGCTCAACGTGCTCGGCACGCCGCGGTACGTGCCACCGGTCACGCAGAACTTCCTGACCTTCTCGCAGGCGTTCGACAACGCGGCGTGGACCAAGACGGCGAGCACCATCAACACGGCGGCGCTCCTCGCGCCGGACGGCACGCTCACCGGGGAAGCCGTCGTCGCGAACACCACGTCGTCTACGCTCCACTATGTCGCAGCGACGGAGCCGGTCCTCAGCGGGAAGACGGTGACGTTCAGCGTCTACGCGCAAGCCGGCGCGGTTTCGTGGATCCTGCTCGCCACGCAGAATGCGAATTTCCTCCAGAACTTCAACCTGAGCACGTGCGTGACCGGAACGGGGAGCGGACTCGGCGCGAGCACCCAGCTCGTCAACGGGTGGTGTCGTTGCTCGATGGTGGTGACGGGCTCCTCATCCGTTGCGCCCGGGGTCCGCATCTACGCGGCGAACGCGAACAACGGCTACACGTACGCGGCCGGTAACACGACGTCCCCCCAGGTGTATCTCTGGGGCGCGCAGTACGTGCAGGGAAACTGGGCCGGCCCGTACAAGGCCACGACGTCGACCGCGACCGACACGGCGACGGCGAACAACGGCTCGATCCGCTGGGTCGCGCAGGGCGCCCCGCCGGTGGCGGCGCTCCTGCCGGCGCTCGCCGCGCTCGCGCGCGTCCTCCGTCGGCGCGGACGAAAACCTGCCAACGACAACGCTTCGCAGGGTAGGATGGCGGCGTAACCGGCCGCCCACTCGAGAGGATCCCATGACCACACGTCGCGCGACCGGCCTCATCTTCGACCAGCCGCACCAGAAGCCGAAGACGCTCTACCGGGCGACGCCGGGCTTCAAGCTGTCCGACCTCGTGCCGTGGGACCTCTCGAGCTTCTGCCCACCGCCTCCGGACCAGGGCAAGCTCGGGCAGTGCACCGGCGTCTCGTTCGTCGGGTCGTGTAAGACGTACGACAATGCGAACGGGCAGCCCAGCGCGCTCGGGAGCTGCCTCGCGGCATACTGGGGCGGCCGGTTCGAGGACTGGCTCGCGAGCGGTGGCGGCGCCGGGCTCTCGGGTGACCAGCTGGTTCAGGCCTTCATCGCGCAGGACACCGACTGCGGGAGCTCGCACGCGTCGGTCTGCCTGGGCGTGAGCCAGCTGGGGCTCCCGCCGGCCTCCGCCTGGCAGGGGAGCTACGACGACACGGGCTCGCCGCAGGACCAGTTCCGCATGCGGCCCGACGCCGAGGCGCAGCGGCTCGGCTGGGACACGCGCTCGGAGCTCGTCCGGCTCGGGCTCGACGACGAGGACACGGACGCGAAGATCGTCGACCTGAACCACGCCGGCATGAACAAGCAGCCGATCGACATCGGGCAGATCGTCGACGAGCAGTTCTGCTCGGAGGAGTTCGACCCAAACGTGGCCTACGCGCCCGACGTGACCAAGCCCGCGGGCGGGCACGCGCTCTACCTCGTCGCGATGCGGATCAACCCGCAGACGGGCGAGCGCGAGTACAAGGAGGCCATGAGCTGGGGGCCAGGCGCCTACGCGTTCATCTGGGTCCCGGAGAAGACGGTGGTGGCGCCGAGCACGCAGCTCACCATCATCAAGCGAGCGCCCGTGCTCGTCGAGGCGGCAGCGTGAGGGCCCTGGTCCTGTTCGCGCTCGTGCTCGCGGGGTGTTCCGGGTGCCACGAGGCACCCGGACCGCTCACCACCCCGCTCGGGTCACAGCCGGTCTCGACCGTGCGCCCTGGCGCGCTGACGGCATACGCGCCGACCTGCACCGGGGCGTGCTCGAGGGGCCACGACCTCGCCTGCCCGAGCGCGGCGCCGTCGCCGGGCGGGGTCGCCTGCGTGGACAGGTGCACGCAGAGCTCGCTCGCGCCGTGGGATGTCACGTGCATGGCGGCGGCAACGACGTGCGCCACCTTCGACGCGTGCGGGTCAAGATGATCCGCCGGGCACTCCTCGCGGTGGTCGGTCTCGTCCTCGCGGCGAGCTGCGCGCCGCTTCCGATCCTCGGCACGCCGGCGCAGCGCTGCGACGTGCACTGCGCCGGGCACATGTGCTGCGACCAGGGCGATGTGTGCGGCGGCACGGAGGTGGGGTGTCCTGCCGGGCAGTGCTGCTACACCGGCGACATCTCCGACTTCGGCGCGCGGCGCACGCATCCGCAGCACCCCGCGCCGTGAGCCGCATCCACCGCGACGACCTGGACTGGCTCGTCGCGATCGTGATCTGGCTCGTGGTCGCGGTCGCGCTCGTCGCGAGCATGCTCGCGCTCGCGGTGACGGAGACCGGGTGCGACGCCAAGCCCGCGTTTCCGCACTCGATGCCTGGCGTCGAGGTGCCGATCCGCGACGCCCCTCCGCGGCACTCCGACGGCGGCGCATGGCTCGTCATCCCGGCGCCGCCGGGCGAGGCCGGAGCACCGCGCTACCACTTCGAATGCGACCTGGATGATGGCGGCGCATCCTGTCGCGAGGTCCCGAACCCATGAGCGTGCAGATCCTGTTCTCGACCGGCCGGACGGTGATCTCGAAGGCGATCCGCGCCATCACGAAGAGCCCGGTCTCGCACTGCGGGGTGCTCCTGACGGACGCGGATGGACTCTGCGGCGCCAAGGTGGTCCTCGCGGAGGATGTCGGTGGGTTCAAGCCGATGCTGTTCTCGGTCTTCACCCAGAGCAACGACGTCGTGCGGCTCTTCACCCCGGTCGTTGACCTGCGACCTGGGGTCGAGGCGGAGCTCCCACGACTCGGCGCCGGCTACGACTACGGAGCGCTCGTCCAGGATGGGGCGGACGTCGAGATCGCGAAGGTCGCGCCGTGGTGGCATCCCCGCGTGTGGATGCACGAGCCTGGAGCGATGTTCTGCTCCAACGTGCTGGTGAGGATGATGCAGCGGGTGAACTACCCGGGCACGGCGGGGCTCGAGCCGGTCAAGACGGAGCCGGCGCAGCTCTACAGCCTCTGCCTCGCGCAGGACGCCAAGAGGGCTGCGTGAGCAGCGTTCCGGCTCCAATCCGCTGGGCTGCGCTTCTTGCGTGCGTGCTCCTCGCTCTTGCCGCTGGGGGCTGGCTCTACCTGGCGTGGCCGAGGCCGCGATGACCGGCAAGCCGAACATCGGCGCGACGTCCGACGACACCGACGCGATGGGTGCGGACCCTGGCGCGATGGACCGCCGCGATGCCACCCTCGACGCCTTCGCGCGCGAGGGCATGCAGCCGAAGCTCGCGGACTACGTCCCGCCGCCGGCGACCGCCGATGTGGAGGAATCCATCGCGGACGCGCGCGCGCAGGCGGGCCTCGGCGAGCTCGCGCCCGAGGCGCCTCCGGTGCACGATCCGATCGACGATGTCGCGGCGCTCGTCGACAAGGCCACGAAGACGTGAGGAGCTCCGCGGCGCTCGGGGTCGTCCTGGCGCTCGCGAGCTGCTCTCCGCCGGCCGCGGTGACGCCGGCGGCGCCGGTCCGACCGAGCTGGGGCTGCCAGCCGGCCGAGCCCATGCTGGCCTGCCTGCGCCGGGGACGAGAGACCGACCCGGAAGCGTTCGCGGAAGAGATGCGCGCGTGCCTGCGCTGCGCGCTCAAGGAGCTTCGACCATGAGCGACCAGGACACCGCCCCCGACACCTCGCCGACGGGAGAGCCGGCGATCTGCGTTCGCGCGCGCGGCGCCATCTCCTGCGAGGACGACGACACCTACCGCAAGGTAGTCGACCCGGCCGGCCCGTACGCCGAAGAGATCCAGGTCGCGCACGCGGTCAGCTCTTGTATGTGTTTTGCTGCCTGGCTCATCGGCTGGGACGGCCGGTTCGTCGCCGACACGATCCAGAACGTGCTGCGTCGGATGTGGGGCGGCACCGGGCGCAAGCCGGACGCCGACAACGTCGTGAGCCTCGGTGCGCAGGTCTGGTGGGCCGCGAGCGCCACGGCGCCGGAGCACGTCGACGGCTGCGTGGTCGGGGTCGAGCGCACAAGCGAGTACGTGGTCACCCTGACCGTCATCGCCGGCGGGCAGCGGGTCACGCAGCAGGACATCGACCAGCGCGTCTTCCCGCAGTCGGCGCTCGGGAAGCGGTGCATCAAGAAGCTCCTGCGCTCGGTAGTCTGGACCGACGGGGTCGGCTGGGTCGACCAGGGCGACAACCGCCACATCCTCGGCGTGCACGACTTGGAGGCCGCATGATCGACCCCGGCGTTCGAGCCAACTGGCGCGTGTGGAACCGGAAGTTCGAGGGGGAGATCCCGTACGCCTACTGCGATACCCACAAGCCCCCGCTCGTGACTTGCGCGGTCGGCGTTTTGATCGACCCGGTGAGCGCTTCGCTCGCGCTGCCGTGGAGGAAGCCAGCGGACGGGTCGCTCGCATCGAAGGGCGAGATCCTGGCGGACTGGTACCGCGTGAAGGCGATCGGCGAGGCGAACCCGCAGGGGCTCGTCTACACGCACTACCATTCGCCGACCGGGCTCTACCTCGACGACGACGCGATCGGCGAGCTCGTGCTCGCGCGGCTCGATGCGAACGTCGCGATCCTCGAGAAGGAGTACCCCGGCTTCGACACCTTCCCGCCGGACGTCCAGTGCGGGATCGCGAGCATGGCCTGGGCGATGGGCGCGGGCTTCCCGAAGACCTGGCCGAAGTTCTCGGCGCTCGTCGCCGCGCGCAACTGGAGGGCGTGCGGGACGTCGCCAGGGCTCGGCGAGGACGGCAAGCCGATGCCCGAGCCGTGCTGGATCAACGCCGCGGGGAACGCGGGGGTGATCCCGCGCAACACCGCGAACATCGCGCTGTTCCTCGCAGCGGCCGACGCCGTCGACGCGGTCGCCACGCCGGACACCGACCCGGCGCCGCCGCCGGACTCGAGCCCGAGTAGCTAACCGCGCGCAGCGACCGCACTTCAGGCCCCGTGGCGCTTCGGCGTCGCGGGGCTCTTCTCGTTCCATGGCTCGAACAGCTTCTCGAACCGCTCGGTGGAGAAGTGCTCGACCACGCTGACCGAGTGGTAGCAGCTACGGATACGGACGCAGGGGATGAACGCGCCGGCGGCGAGGCCGAGGTTGAACCGGGCGGTCACCTTCCAGCGCCGCCCGGTCGCGCGCTCGCGCACGAACTCGTCGCGGATGCGCTTGTCGCTCACGACGGTCCGAGCGCGTCCAGTCGCAGAACGAGGACGATCATCCGCGCAGCGATGTGCACCGCGACGACGCGGAGGGAAGTGGCCCTACCCTTCCGGCGCAGCATGTCGAACTCCTCGAACATGTGCGAGGCATCAGCGAGCTTCTGTAGATCCCAAGAAGCCAATCGCTCGACCTCCGTCGTCACTTCAGAGAGCACCTTTGCCCGCTCGTCCATCGTCGTCGTCATGACGCCTTCCTCACGCGGGACCGGCGCTTCTTCTTCGGTGGGCTGGTCGCGACCTCGAGCACGCGCCCGAAGGCGGCGCCTCGGCCGGCGACGGTCACGTGCCAGCGTGGATCTCGAGCCGTGCGCTCGAGAAGGCCCGCGTGCGCGAGCGCGAACAGATCGCTCCGGGCGACCCCCTTCAGCTGGAGGGTGCTCCACGTCGCCCCGAGCTCGTACTGGACGAGCAGGTCGAGCGCGCGGGTCTCGACCTCGGGGGCGCGGAGAGCGAGCGCGGCGCCGTCGCGGTGAGGCGCGAGCGTGACCGGCGGCGGGCGCGGGGCGTCCTGGGCCATGCGGAACGCGCGACCGCAGATCAGCTCGAGCGGGTCGAGTGTGTCGGGCCCGAGTTCGACCGCGAGCTCCGCCGAGGCGAGCGCCCAGGTGACGTGCTCGTCGCGCGAGCGGCCGACGAGCGCCGCGCCGCACCCGGAGCAGATCGGCCCGAGCTCGCGGTCCACCCGCACCACGGCGTGGAGGCACTCCTCCGGCGCGGGCGGTGTCACTGGCGCTGTGTCTGGCCGGTCCACTGGCGCCACCACGACCGTGTCGATCTCGGGCGTCTGATTCGCAGGATCCAGTTCATCCGATCGACCCAAGTTGCCGGTTGGCACAGCTTCCGCATCGGTCTTCTCCTCGTCGAAGCGCATCCCGGCCACGGGCATGACGTGCCCGCCGAGCTGCGCGGTGGTGTTCGGGTCGGTCAGGCAGCGCGTGCACGGTGCACCCGGGGCGGCGAGGGGTGTCCCGCACGCCGTGCAGGGGAAGAGCACGCGCGGCGCGGGGGCGCCCGGGAGCGGCTTCGTCCACGGGTTCTCCTTCTCGGCGACCTGGCCCTTCGGCTTCCGGCTCCTGCGAGGCTTCGCCGCGGGCACCAGCGGCGCGCCAGCGACGTGCACATCGCCCCCTCCGACGGTCGCGCCGGTCGTGGCCTTGTACGCCGCGCTCAGCAGGCTGGCGAGGTCAGCGTCAGCCTCGGGCCGGTGCACGCGCCACTGGGTCTCAGGCACCTCCACGAGCGCGCCCATGCCCTTCGCCCGGCCGTAGATGAGCGCGAGCTTCTGCTCGACCTCCGCCGGCGGCAGGCCGCGGGCCTCCAGCACGCGCCGGATGCTCGCTCGCGAGATGACCCGCGGCGCAGCCTCGGCAGCGCCTGCCCGCCCAAGGACGTCCTCGAGCAGGTCCCACGCCTTGATCGGGTCGAGCTCGTGCGATGTCTTCGCCTTCGGGCCGTAGACCTTCCCCCCGCCGACCGTGAGGGGCGCGCCGGTCGCCTCGACGTACCCGCGCGCCAGGTCGCGGATCTGCTTCTCGAGGCTCGCGAGCATCGGAAGCAGTGTGACCGCGCGCGAGAGCTTGTCCGGCCCGAGGGCGCCGGGGACGAGCATCCCTGGCTCTCCGGTGAGGAGCCGGGCCACGGACGCGGTCTTGGCCGGGCAGGACGTGCGCGCGGGGCAGTAGGTGCAGTGGGGGCCCTCCACGAGCCCGGTGAGGGGCTGGCCGGCGGCGAGGAGCCGTTCCTGCTCCCGGATGGCGCGGACCTCGGCGCCGAGGGCGCGGAGCTCCGCCGCGATGGCGTCCTGGTCGAGCGGCTTGCCCTGCTCGAGGGTGCCAGGGCCCTTCCGGATCCAGAGCAAGCTCGGGATGACGGAGATCCGGTCCGGGTCCTCCCAGCGGACCCAGCGGGCGGCGAGCGCAGCGCCCATGCGCACCTGCGCGTTGTGGTCGACCGGCTCGGCGCCGTCCTCGCCGCCGCTCTTGAAGTCGGTCACGTGCAGCGCCGCGCCGGCGGGCACCACCGGACGGCTTTCGCCGAGGACATCGTCGTAGTCGAAGTCGAACGAGTACGGCTCGGCGTGCAGGAGGTCGATCGTCGCCGCGAAGGGGGCATGGATGTCGGCGAGGTCGTACCGGCCCTGCCCGCCATCGACCGGCGCCGCGCCGGAGCGGGTGAGGCCGAGCGCAACCTCGGAGAGCGCGCTGGCGGGCGGCGTCCAGGTCCACCCGCGCGCGCGGGAGACGAACCGCCGGGCGTCCTCCGCCGAGAGCCGGTTCGCCGTCGAGATGGCCTCGAGCGCGTCGGGCGCCAGAGCTGCGTCGACGCCGACCTTCGAGCGCTGCTCCGCGTGCTGGTGTAGGCTTGTGCCGACCTCGGAGGTCCCGATGGAGTCGATGTGCGGAAGTAGCGCCGAGGGGGGGCACACGCGCACGCGCCCCCTCGTGCTGCCGCTGAGGAGGAGGCGCGTCACGGCGGCCCCATCTCCGCGATGGCCTCGTCGATCTGGGCGAGCAGCTCGACGAGCTCTTCGTCGACGTAGACGTAGCCACCGATCCCGAGCGGAGAGCTGCACTCGTGCTTGAGCACGACGCCGTTCTCGAGCTGCTCGACCTCGCCGAGGCTCGGCGCGATCTGCGGGCGCTCGCCACGTTCCCATGCCTCGCATGCGGCCTTGTGAGCTGCGAGCTCGGCTGGCGTGCAGCACTCCTCGTCGGGCGAGAACTTTCGCGGGTCGTAGTCGCCACCGGGGAAGTGGCCGTAGGTCTCCTGCGGCCGCGCGAATTCCTCGATGTAGGCGCGGGCGGCCTCGAGCGCCTTGACCGCGACCTCGTGTGCGTTCTGGTTCATGGGTTACTCCGAACAGTAGGTGGGGCCTCCACGATGGAGAAGCCGTCGATCGTTTTGACGAGCACGGGGCCGAACGCGGTGTTCTTGGCCTCGCATCGCGGACACGACGCGGGGTAGGTCCCGTCGCCGAGCAAGGTGCGGGCGCGGCCCATCTCGCCCTCGTGGCCGATCCATCCGCACTGCGTGCACTCGACGTTGTCGTGCTTCAGGAAGCGCGGCGCATGCCCGGTAATCGCTTCCGGGACCTCCGCTCGAATGGGCTTGAGCTCGGCGGCGAGGAGCGGCTTCGCGATCACCCAGCACGCTTCGCAGCAGCCGATCGTTACGTGCCGCTGGATGAACACGAAACGATCGGCGAGCTCCCACGCTCCCAGCGTGAGCGGGCGGTCGTGGTTCGGCTGCCCCTTGACCTTGTAACGACTCGACGTGCGCTTGTGCGGAGCGTACCCGGCATCCTTCCCGCACACAGGGCAACAGCGAATGCCCATGTGGGTGAAGATGAGTCGTCCGCTCTGCTTGGCCTCCGCGACGGCAGAAGCCACGAAGCGCGCGATCTCCGGAGCGGCTCCGGTGGCTGCGACTCGGATGGCGAAGCGGACGACATCGACGATGTCCTGCACCTCCGGCGAGCACTGTCCGTCCAGGAGGATGAGCTCGTCGTCCGTGAGCGAGACGCTCGTGGTCTTCATCCGGAAGGGTCCAGCTTGGCGACCATCGCCAGCACGGCGTCGACGATGGCGAGCACTGACGAGGCTTCCGCGTCGTCGCCCTTGGCCTTGCCGAACGCCACGACGGCATCGAGCACGGGCTCGAGGGCCTTCCGGATCTCGGCGAGCTTGGCGACGTGCGCGCGCAGGTCCGCCGAGAGCGCGTCGTCGCGCTTGGGGCACGAACGGATGTGGTCCAACATCTCGGCGTTGTCGCGCGGCGACATGTGGCCGCAGTAGACGCAGACGCTCTGCTGCGTGGCAGCCTCCAACTCGCGCACGCGGGCGACGAGCGCGGGGATGTCCGCCGCGGTGACGGTGTCGAGGTCGAGCTTGGTGGTGGTCATCGTCATCGTCTCCTTCGGCCGCCGTCCCTCTCGAGGATGCGCGCCATCTTCTCGCGTTTCCAGCGCTGGACGCCTTGAGAGGTCCAGTCGCGCCCGTCTTCGTGCTCGGCGCGGTCGATCGACTCGCGCAGCGCGGCGGCGATGAGCAGCCGCAGGAAGACCCCGAGTGCGTTCACGACCCACCGACCTTCGGGCGGATCTCGGCCGCAGCGACGAGGTCGAACACCGCCTTGGCGGTCGGGTGCATCTTCACCCCACCGCCGATCTTGGTGAGCATGCTGAGCACGAGGCCGCCCTGATCGCTGTTCATCGGCCCGTTCGTGACCTTGCACCCGTGCGGGCAGACCATGAGCGGGTTGTCTACCCCGCCAAACAGTCGGCAGATTCCGGGCCTCTCGTCGTACGACGAGCACCGGCCGTCGACGAGGTTCGTGCACCGGCCGTCCTTCACCGCCGGGGTCGCGCCCGCGGCGACCATTCGGAGGTACTCGGCCTTCGACATCGGGATCGGCCCGCACGTGTCCGTGCAGAGCCCCTTGCAGTCGACGACCGGGAGCGTGCGGTAGATCGTGTCGATGGCCTCGAGCGCCAGCTTGAGCTTGCGGCGGTTCATCGGGGGAAGTCCTCCGGGTCCGTCGGCGCGGGCCCGTCGCCGAACGCGTCGTAGGTGGCCGCTGCCATCGGATCGGTCGGTGGGTTGGAACTCGCGGGCTGCGACCCCGGCGCCGCGGGTGCGCCGTTCGCTGGCGCGGCCTGGGCTGCCTTCGCCTTCGCGGCGGCGTCCGCGATGATGCGCTTCCGCCGTGCGGCGAGCCACGCGGTGGCGTCCTGGCGCAGCCCGTCATGCGGGTCGCGGTCGATGCGCTGCCCGAGCGCGTCGCAGGCGTAGACGTCGGTGCACGCGCCGATGGCCTTGCGCCACGCGCCCGCGCGCGGGTTGCCGTCCTCGATCGCGAGGATCGGGTCCTGCTCGATGGCGACCTTCGGCTGCTGCGCCGGCGCGCGCTCGCCGTCCTGGCACCAGGCGACGACATTGTTCGCGAGGCCCTCGCCGGGGTTGTCGTAGAAGGCGCCGACCGCGAGGTCCTCGAAGTCGATGACGCGCCCCTTCTCGATGGTGAACCGCACGCGGCCCTTGCCGAGGCTCTCCATGCGGGCGAAGAGGTCTGGCTCGTAGCTGATCCCGTCGCGCGCGACCTCGCCGAGGCCGACCTTGACCGGGACCTTCTTTCCGCCCTGCTCCTCGAGCACCCACTCCTGCTTCTGCCGCACTGTGAAGATCACGTGCGCCTTCGTCTGCATCACGCGCTCGATCGCGCGATTGTAGATCGGGCTCTGCTCCTTCCAGCCGGTCGAGAACTTGTTCGCGCTCGAGGTCTTGTCGACGACCTCGAGTACGCCACCGATCCCGTTCCACATGTGGGAGAGCGAGTCGATGACGATGACCCCCGCACCCTGCTGCTCGCAGTAGGTCAGCGCCGCGTCGTAGGCCTGCGTCGAGTTGTCCTCGGGCGGCATCACCACGTGCTTGAACTTGAAGCCCTTGCCGCTCTTCGGGCTGAAGGCGTAGCGGAGCGCGCTCTTGTGCTCGGTGTCGATCACGTAGAGCGGCCCGAGCTCGAGCTTCTCCACCATCGCCGCCCCGAGCATGAGCGCGGTGTAGCTCTTCCCTGCGCCGGAGGATCCGGCGATGCCGATGCGCGCGAGGATCTGCTCGCGTACCGCATCGACCGCTTCGAACTTGTACGTGCGTCCCATGGTCTCGTTCCTCGGTTGGTTGCGGGCGGTCAGCCCATCTTGATCGACTTCGCGGCTTTGGTCGTGAGCGGCACCTCGGGGCGGCGGCGCTGCTCCGAGCGGCAGCGGTTGGGAGTCTCCGGTGTCGCCGGCAGAAGCGGCCTTCCCCGGTGGCGTTCCGGTGTCTCCTGCCGAGGCAGCTTTACTTGCTCGCATTGGGGCCATCGTTCACGCGCATCGAACAGTCGGCCCCATAGCTTGTGCCGTCGATGCCGATCTGGTTCGCCCCCCTCGGCACGGTGATGCGCAGGGTGACCGGCGGGATGTAGAGTGCGGGCGGCGCCGGCGCGGCCTTCGGCTGCTTCGTCTTCTTCACGTGTCCTCCAGCGCATCGGCGTGGCCGTGCGCGTGCTTGTCGTCCGGGGCTGTAGTGTAACGATCCGACTGCGGATCTCAAGCGACATTCGCCGCGGTTGGCGCGAGTCTCGCGAGGAGGTTCTCTCGCCACTCGAGGGACCATGACGCGCAGTTGTTGCAATGCTGGTGGCCGGTCTTCCGACCGAAGCCGGGCTTGTCGTGGCCCTCGAGCGGGGGCCGGTGGCGCGCGGCGTCGCTCCACGCCATCGAGTCGGCCGACGCGAGCTCGCCGGCGCACGCCTCGAGCCCGTCGACCTTGAAGCCGAAGCCGTGGAGGCGCAGCCCGTCGACCGCCAGCGTGTGGATGATGGTCTTGCCGGTGAGGGTGTCCTGCCGACGGCAGACCGTGCCGACCCCGACGAGCGGCTCGGCGCGCAGGTCGACCCCTGCCTTGTCGTAGAGCTCCTGGCACGTCCAGTAGGAGCCGATGCTCCAGCCCTGGAGCACGGGGATGAATGGGATGTCGGGCGCGAGCGCGCGCAGCTCGAGGAAGTTGTCCACGGTGCGGCGCTGGTGCTCCTCTACCGAGAGGCCGGTGCCGGCGAACGTCACCCCCTTGTGCGTGCCGCCGTGGATCACGACCGGCTCACACATCCAATCGCCGGGCGCAGCGAACAGCAGGCCCCCGATCTCGTCGCGGTACCGGCGCACCTCGGCAACGTACTCCTTCGCACTGATGGTCCAGCGCCCGTGCATCTGGAGCTCGGAGAAGCCGCCCGAGTCGAGCGCCCATTCGCCGAAGGCGCGCGGGAGCTTCTTGACCTGCGAGAGCGTCCGGCGCGAGACGAACAGCGGCACGTCGAGAAAGCGCGCATCCTCGAGCCAGTGCGGCTTCGCCGTTCCGAGCATGAAACGCATGGTCTACTCCTCGTCGATGGTGGGTGGTGGCGGTCGCGGTGGCATCGCGGTCGTCTTCTCGGGTGCGTGCTGCGCGCATCGGGTGCCACGCGCGTGGTCGGCACACATCGGCCGCGCGCAGCGCACGCCGCCCGGGCCGGCGCCGTCGCAGGCGCGCACCGCGGGCTGGCCGCAGCGGTAGCAGTCGGGTCGTCGTCGGCCGCAGATGAAAACGTCGATGCTCACGAGACCGCCTCGCGGTCCGGCTCCTCGCGCCGGAGCCCGCGAATGTAGAGCTTCCAGCGGAGCGCCTCGGTCGCCGTCCCCGCCATGAGGACGTAGCGGGTCGCCACGTCGGGTTGGACGGCCTCCGCCGCCACGGGCTCGAGGTCGAGCGTCACGGTGCCGGCGCCGCTACGGTGGAAGAACACCATGGCGCCACAGCGGGAACAGCTCCCGACGTGGGGCGCCGTCCCTCCGTCGGCGATGCGCTTGCGGATCTTCACTTGGCCTCCGGCACCAGCCACGGATCGCCAGCGATGGAAGCATCGCCGGTGAAGCGCCAGGGTGACGCGCTGTTCACGACGTCTTCCCGAGAGCTTCGCAAGGATCGCCAAACATCGCCAACGTCTTACCTTTCGCGTTCGGTTCGGCGGCGGCCAGGTTGCGTGCCGCCATCTGGTAGTAGCTGGCCTTCAGCTCGGCGCCGACGAAGCGCCGACCCTCTTGCAAGGCGACGTAGCCCTCACTGCCGATGCCTGCGAAGGGCGAAAGCACGACATCACCGGGCGCCGTCCATAGTCGGATGGCGCGTCGGATGACGCCGAGTTGAAGCGGTGCGATGTGACGCTCGTCATCGCCATCCCTGGCCGCCATGTATTGCAGCGTGTCGCCTTGGTCGATACCGCTTGCGTCCGTCTCGGTGTCGCCCTTGCGCGGGTTGCGGAAGGCTGTGAAACCCTCGCCATCTTCGCCTTCCGAGGTCGCCCAGACGGGGCTGGCGTACCGTTGCCATCGCTCGACGGGGAAGTCGTCGTGCGTGTGGCTGATGGGCTTCGTGTTCTCGCCGGGCTTCACCACGACGACGAGGTAGTCGGCCATCCCCTGCCGTGACGCAACAGAGTCCTTGCGAAGCTGCATGTGAAGCAGCCCCTTCGCCTTCGTTCGCTGCATCTGCATGACGGGGTCCTTCCAGATCGTGACTTCGCTGTGGAAGACGAACCCGGCCGCCTGAGCGGCTCGGATCATCTCGCCGCGGAAGTCGCGCAGCCCGATGTAGCCGTCGCGCACCTTGCTCGTCGGAATCAGCATGCAATGGATCGCCATCAGCCGACCGGGGCGAAGCACGCGAAACAGCGACGGCATCAAGTGACCGAAGTGCTCCCCAAATTCGCCGTGAGTGCGACAATTTCCAAGGTCGCGGTCGGAGTTGGAGTAGCAGTAAAGGAATGCGAAGGGCGGCGAATACACCGAGAAGTCGATCGACGACTCAGGGAGCGATGCGCACACTTCGACCGTGTCGGCGTTGTAGAGATGCCAGCCATTGCCACTGGCCTGATCGAGAACCTTGGTCATGGAGCCTCTGGTCCGGTTCGGACCCATTGGGGGACCGTCATCGTGACGGTCGGTTCGTAGGCGTCTGTCTCTCGTTCGGCGCCGCGCACGTTGTGGCGCACGGTCGCTGCCGTGTAGCGCCGCATCTCGTCGGCGAGCTTCGTCGCGTCGGCTTCCTTGCGGCGTAGATTGGCCAACACGGCGCCTTCCAACTCCGCGACGATGATGTGACTGTGAACCTCGCGAGTCTGGCCAAACCGCCAGTTACGACGCACCGCCTGGTACCACTGCTCGAAGCTGTGAGAGACACCGACGAATAGGGACCGTGCGCAATGCTGGGCATTTACGCCGAACCCGGCGACGCTCGGCTTGGTTACGATAACCCGTGACCGACCGTGCAGCCAGTCGACCATGCGCGCCCGCTTCTCGGTTGGGGTCATGGCGCCCGTGATCTCAACGGCGCCGTGAATGGCCGCCGTAAGGGCCTCGCTCTCGGCGTTTAGCTCGCACCATACCATCCACGATTCCGTCGGCTCCGATGCGACGACATCGGCCGCGAGTCGAACGCGGTCCTTCATCGAAGCACGCCGAGCATCGCGTTGCTCGCCGAGCGTGATAGCTGGCGCAGCGAAGAGGAGCCCATGCGCTCGCGCCTGCTCGGCCGTGGCGGCGACGCGGTGCTCGTGCATGACGAGCGGCGGCAGGTCGTAGCCGATGTCGTCGTAGCCGATGTCGGACGGACGCTTGACAAGTGCCGCCCACGAGCAAACCCAGCGCCAGAATGCTTCTCGCGCGTGGCCCTTGATGTACCAGTCCTGCGTGCTGCCGCCGTCGTGGGCGAAGAACATGGCCAGCATCTCGGTGCGTCGCATGACGCCCAAGAACTCTGCATGATTGCCAAGCTCGGTGAAGTCGTTCGGAGACGGTGTTGCCGTGCATGCGAGCCGGTACGGCGTCGCCGCGAAGCTATCGATCATGGCCGTGCGCGTCTCCCCGTCGCTCGACTTGAGGATCGATGATTCGTCGAGCACGACGCCAACGAACGCCGCCGGGTCGAAGTGATCGCGCATCTCATAGTTCGTGATGAGGATCGGGGCGTCCGACTCGGCAAGCGACCGCGCGTAGACGACCGGGACGCCGATGGCGGCACCTTCCTCGACAGTCTGCTCTGAGACGGCAAGCGGCGCGAAGATGATGATGCGACCCTTCGTTCGCTTCGCGACCTGAGCCGCCCACATGAGCTGCATGCGGCTCTTCCCGAGCCCGGTGTCGGCGAACAGGGCCGCGCGCCCGCGTCGCAGCGCCCACGTCGTCAGGTCGGCCTGGAAGGGGAAAAGATGCGGGGACTCGATGGTTCTGCGCAGCTTGAACCCGGCGACCGGCGCGACGAGAGCCTTGGTGCGTAGAAAATCCTGATAGCTCACGTCGCCTCGTAGCCCGGATCGCAGGTGTCACACCATGCTCCCGGCTTGACACTGCGGCCTTCCGCCGTGGGATCGGCGACGACATGCGTCGACAGTTCTCCGCAGCCGTCGCATACGAACCACTTCAGCGCGTTGAACGCGACGCGTGCAATGGGTTTTTGGTCCGTGTCGGGGTGAGACTTGTGAGCGAGATCGTCCAGGTTGGGCAGCCAACGCGTCGCCACCTCGACGGGCGTGTCGGCAAGGACGTTCAGCAGAAGCGCAAGCGCGTGAGCGTTGGATGCCTTCGCGAGCTCGCCAGCCCGCACGAGGATGGCGCAGAGCTGTTCCTCACCCTCAACATCGTGGCGAACACGTGCCGTGAGGTCGGAAAGCGTCATCGTCGCGATCACGCCGACATCTGCCCCATGGCTCACGTTGTGCTCCGTCTGCGAGTCCGTGGACGCGCCCAGTTCGTCACGATCGACCAGATATTTGTCGAAGAACCCGGCCAAATTCTCGAACGTCGTCATGTGATCTCTCCTCGGTGAATGATTGTCGCCCATGTCGCGCGCTCCCATCATGCGCCCGCCTCCCTTGCAGCGAGTTGCTCCGCGAGCGTCCCGTGAATGTCGTAGGCAGACGGCTTAGGAGCCTCGAGCGGCTCGGCCCAGAAGCGGCGCCCGTCGTGGCGGTGCGCGGCGGTGAGGATGCGCGCGACCCGCTCCGCGTCGTCCTGGAGCAGCGGAGGTCGCGCGCGGTCGACGCGGGGTAGCCGGTCGATGACCCGGAAAGATGCGCCGTCCACGCCGACCCGGCCGAGGCTCGAGCCGGGCGCGTCGCGCGAGCACACCACGAAGAGGGTGGGCGTCATCGCGGCCTCAGCAGCATGACGCACTTCTTCCCGTCACTGGCGTCTTCGAGGACCACGTCGGCGCACTCGCCGGTGCAGTCGCACCCCTCGGTGAAGACGGGCGCGTCTGGCGGCATCTGCCGCAACCGCTCGATGAGCTGTGCCACGGTGAGGGTGTCGGTGTCGTCGCTCATCGGAGATGCTCCTGAAGGTTGGTGCAGTCGTAGCTCTTCGTCTTGCCGCGGATGAACGCGTCGAGCGCGCTGGCGTTGACGACCTGGACCACGCGCGCAGCCTTCGGCTCGTCGGTGCACTTGCGGGCGTCGAAGATGTGCGCGACGTCGATCCCGTAGTGGCAGAGCGGCTCCGGCAAGTCCGGCGTCCAGAACGACCCGCGCACCGAAATCTGGTGGTGGCGGTGACAATCGGCGGGGGCCGATTCCTGGCACATGAGCACGAGCCGATGGCCGGCGGCGTACCAGGTCCGGAGCGTGTGGATCCCCTCCGGGCGAGGCCCCGGCACTCCGCCCCCCGGCCCGCCGAGCACGTGCCCCGCGTAGCGGTAGCGGGAGCCGAGCGCGTCGGCGAGCTGGTAGCGCCTGAAACCGTCTCTGACATAGAGCGGCTTCCGGCTCCCCGCCGGCGGCGCATGCTCGGGACCGGCCAACGCCCGGCAGTCGACGAGCACAGCCTTCAGGCCGAGCACGATGTTGAACAGGTCCTGCGGCTCATCGAGCGAGCCAGGCTGGCGCTTGCTCCCCTTGTACGGCGCGTCGCCGTAGCCGATCGAAAATAGAATCCCCGGCGTCTTCTTCTTCGTCATCGTCCCTCCGATGGTACAACGCATCGACCCCGGCGCCGAGAGTCGGCCCGAGGTCGTGCGCGTGCTTGTCGTCCTCGGAGCAAGGTAGCGCTCCGCGGGTGACCTGTCACCCCTCCGGGATCGGTCGCGCGACATCGCCCTTGAAGCGCTCGCGGAGGTCCTCCACGACCGTCTTCATCCATGCGATGTGGCGGGCCTCGACGACCCGCTCCGGGAGCTTCTCGAGGACGCGGTCGAGGTTGTCGAGCTCCGCGAGCGGGCCGTCGCCGTCGGTCGACGGGAGTGCAGCGAAACGGGCCCAGACGCGGGTGAGGTTCGAGACAGCGAGGCCGAGCTGCTCCCATCGGCGGAGCGCTTCGGCGTTGTCGGCGTGGCTGCGGTAGAAGGCGGCGAGCGCCTCCGGGACCGCCTCTTGGTAGAGGCGCAGCGCCTCGCGCATGATGTCGAGGCGCTGGTCGATGAGGCGCCAGTCGCAGGCGCTGCACTCGCAGACGAGCGGCTGGTCGGTCCTGCGTTGCAGGCCGCAGGCGCGGCACTCGAAGACAGGGGTCATGGTGGCTCCTTCATGCTGGTAGTCTCGAATCATTAACATGCCTCCAACGCAGCGACCCCCGCAGGCTACTCGAAAGCAGCCCCGGGGGTCGTGCGCGCGGTCGTGGCTCAGAACGGGAGCGCGTCCGGGTCGGCGGCTTCGGCCTCGGCGACATCGGTCTTGATGTCGCGCGGCGCGGGCGGCGGCGGAGCGGGCTGGTCCTCCATCGGCTGGTCGAGCGCGGCGGCGACCTGCTCCTCGGCGTACACCTTGGCGAGGAAGGTCCGCGCCATGGCCCGGTCGCCATTCGTGAGCTTCACGTAGCCCTCGAAGGTCTCGCGCACCTCGTCGAGGAGGCGGTTGCGTTCGCGGCACGCCGCGTGGTCCTTCCAGATGTCCGCGGTCTCCTGCCGCACCTTGTCCATGTCCTTGTTGTACTTGGTGGTCGCGGCGGTGTTCCGGTCGAGGATGTCCTTGCGGGTCTGGACGCTCGCCTTGATGGCGCCGAACTCCAGATCGGGGACGACGTCGATGAGCTTCTGCTCGTGCACCGCGACCGCGCGTGCGACGGAGAGCTCGGTCCGCCAGTCCTTGTCGATGAAGAGCGGCTTGAGGCGCAGGAAGGCCTCGAGATGCTCCTGCGTCTCGAAGCCGACCGTGCTGAACTTCTCGGTGCTCCAGACCTGGCGCTTCGGGACATCCCTCGGCTCGGGCGGTGGCATCTCGAGCACGGGCTTCTTCGGGAAGAGCACGCCGCGCTCCATGAGCTCGACGTGCAGGTAGGCGTTCACCTGCTCCTCGGTCAGCGAGCCGCGCTGGCCCTCGGAGAGGTCGTAGTAGCGAGAGTATCGTTCCATGGTGGTCGTCCCTTTCGACGCACGAACCCCGGCGGCTCAGAGGAGCCCCGGGGCGGTGCGCGTTGTCGTCCTGGCGAGCGAGTCTAACCCGGGTGGCGGTCCCAAGCGAGCAGCTCGGCGCCACGGAGGTCGAGGTAGTCTCGCTCGTCCTTCTCGGGACCGGCGGCGGTCATCACGTAGGCCCAGACGTGGCCAGGCTCGGGCTCGTACACGTTCCCGAGCGGCTCGCCTTCCGTGGCGCGCGCGAGGATGTGCTCGAAGCGCGCGCGGTCGTGGTAGCGGATCGCGCCACCGGCCCCGTGGATGCAGACCGGCCCGACGACGGAGCCGGCCTTCGTGCGCACGGTCACGTCCGCGTACGGGTCGGGCTTCGGTGGCCACGGCATGGGCCCGTGAACGTACTTGCGCGGCTCGCCCGAAGGCCCGAGCACGCCCGGCACGTCATCGACCGGAGGCTTCGTGTGGAAGCACTGGGCGCGCCGGTGCACGATGAAGCCGCCGACGGTGGCCGTTGTGGGCCGGCGGTTTGGGTCCGGATTGCAGTAGGTGCACGTGTGGTCCTTCGGATGGTCGTAGGCCCACTCGAGCGTGTAGTGACGGCGCCCTAGCCCGTCCGGGCCGGTGTCGTCGTACGTGACGAACATCGTGATCACGTGCGCACCGTGACGAGGCAGGTCCGGACGCCGGTGCCGCTCTCCTCGAACGTGCCATCCGGTAGATCGACGACTCGAGACGTCGGGTACTCGGCGAGCTGCTCGCGGAGCTCGCACGAGGCGTGCGTCTGGCGGAACCTGAAGCCGGCCGAGACGACCGCGACGAGCCAGCCGCCGGGGCGCAGGAAGCGCAGCGCGTGGGCGACATGGAAGCAGTCGGCTTGCTGCGAAAATGGCGGATTCATGAGCACGGCATCGAAGGCCCCGTGTGGCGCGAGCCCAAGGAAGTCGCGCTCGGGTAGCACGGAGAGGCCCGGCTGCCGCGCGAGGGTGGCAGCGCGCGCGGGGTCGCGCTCGCAGCACACGACGTGCGCGCCGGCGTCCCGCGCCGCCATGGCGATGCGGCCGAGCCCAGCGCTGGGCTCGAGGACGGCCTTGCCCGGTCCGACCCCGGCGAGCTCGCACATGCGCTTCGCGAGCGCCACCGGCGTCTCGAAGAAGTCGCCCGCGCGCGGGTTCGCAACGGAGCCAGTCAGGATCGCGGCCTCGATGCGCTCCGCAGCGTCCGTCCCTTCGGGGAAGACGTGCCCGCCGCCGGGGAGCGCCTTCGACGCCTTGGTCCACTTGCCGCCGAGCGCTTCGAGGATCTCGCTCAACGCCTGGTAGTCCTTGCGGTCGATCTGCTCGGTGTAGCGGAGCGCGACGTTACCCTTGCACGTGAAGCGCGAGAGGATATCGAGCACGCGGTCATCGACCTTGAGCTGGTCGCCCTTCGTTCGTCTGGCCATGGTGGTCCTTTCTGGTTGGAAGAGAATGGGAGCCGACCCGGGCAAGAACCCCCGGCCATATCGCTTGCGCCCCGAGCTTCACCGGGCCCCGCCTTTCGACGGCCGGTCACGCGGCCCGCGCCGCGCGGAGGCTCAGAGACTCCCGACGCCACGACCTCGGCGAGGCTGGTGCCTCCCGAGGTCGTGCGCGTCATGCGTTCTCGACGCCCCACCATGCGCCGTGCTCGTCGGAGCCGTGCGAGGTGACCTTGACGTTGTACCGGCGGAAGAGGTCGTCCCAGTCGTCGAGCAGGAAGCCGAACGCGGACCATCCATTCTCGCGATGGCCGAGCAGCCATAGCTCGGAGCCGCGGAACCGAACGAAGCCCGGCGCGAGCAGGCGCGCGGGGCGCTTCGGCGGAACGCTGGAGCGAAGCGCCGCGATCTTGTCGTTCGCCTCGCGTAGCTGGCGCCGGAGTTCGGCGACGCGAGCAGCATGGCCCGCGAAGTCGCATGCCATCTCGAACGCGCGCTCGTTGTCCGCCTGGTCGTTCGGGGTGACGAGGATCTTGAGCTTGTCGGTGTTGAAGCCCGAGCTCCGCGCCCCGCGGGCGTCGCCGCAGTAGGTCGTGACGGCCTCGATGGTCTGGTCCATTGTGTCCTCCTGACGCAGCGACCCGGGCGACCTTGCGGCCCCCGGGCGTGCGCATCATGCCGCAAGTGCGGCTTCGGCTTGCTCGAACAGATCGGCGAGGCCTTCATCGTACAGCGGCCCGACCTTGACCGGGAAGATGATGGCCACAAGCCCGTCGCCGGGCTTGACCTCGGTCTCGCGCGAACGCAGGTCGAGGCCGCCGCGGTGCTGGCCGCAGACCCACCGGATGGCGAGCACCGGCCCCGCGTCGCGGAGGCTGAGCGAGGCCGTGACCTCCGGGAACTTCCGGGTCACGCGCGCGACCTCCGCGAGCTTCGCCCGAGGGATCACTACGTTGTGCCCCTCGACGCCGATCGCGATGTGCTTCTGCGCGCTGTCGGCGACGATTGGCCCGAACAGCGGCGCCACGTCGAAGCTGACGCCGTTGTCCTCGCGCTTCGCGGTGGAGATGAGCTCCGCGACCGCGTCGCGGCACGCCTTCGCCCGCGCGGCCTGGTTCTCGCGCGCGGTCGCAGCCTGCGCGGTCTGCTTCGCCGCGCGGTCGGCAGCGAAGTCGTCGCTCCCGTCGGCGCTCACAGGCCACGCCGCAGCTTGCGCGCGACCCTCATGTAAAGCCGGCGCTGCTCGAGCGGCTCGTGACCCTTGCGCGCGGCGCGGGTGAGCGCCTCGGCGGTCTCGCCCGGGTCGAAGCCCTGCGTCGCGAACAGGCTGAGCACGAGCTTCTCGGTGAACGTCCAGTGGCGCTTCCGCGGCGCCCTCTCCTCGGTTGTGGTCGACATGGTGTGACCTCCCTTCAACGGCTCGACCCCGGCGGAGCACGGAGGCTCCCCGGGGTCGTGCGCGGCGTGCAGTCGGCGACCGCCTCGGCGAGGGCCTCTTCCGCGGGCTTGAAGGCCGCCTCGGCGAATTCCTCGGCGACTTCCGCCGCGACCAGATCATCGACGAACGATTCGGCCGTCTTGAAGCCTGGGGTTCGGGTGGGAATGAGGGAGCATACGAGCGTACGAAACCGGGCGTTCATGTCTTCGTTCATGGGAGCCTCCAACGCCGCGACCCCGCCGGCTCCGAAGAGCCGCGGGGTGGGCGCGTTCAGCGGTAGACCGACGGGGAGAAGTAGAGCAGCGCCGCGAGGGCGGCGCCGACGACGAGCGCCGCGACGTACAGGAAGACGCCGCGCCGGGTCACGTGGCAGCTCGTTCGGCGGTGCGGCTGCCGTAGCAGGCGTCCGCGCCGTGCTCCTCGAAGAGCTCGACCACCCGAGCGGCGACCGCTTCTTCCGCGGTGCGCTTGCTCGCGAACGGCTTGCCGCCGCCGACTGCGGCGGCGCGAACCTGCGTGCATCCGGCGCGGCCGACGTAGACGAACCAGGCGCGCAGCGTGGTGCCGGAGTCGATCGGCTCCCGGCGCACGTCGTAATGCCCCGCGAGGATGTGCAGGTCTTCGAGGCTAAGCCCGTCGGGCGGCGGCTCGGTGTCGTCGGGTGGGTCGCCCTGGTCCGTGGTGTCCGTGGTGAGCCAGGCATCGAAGCCGGCCGGGAGCTCGCCGGTCACGACGTCACCGTGAATGTGGCGAGGAAAGCTCGCATGTTGGCGATCGCCTCGTCGTAATCGCGCTGTTTGTAGAGCATCTGCGATAGAGCGCGCGCCGCCTCAGCTTCCGTGAGCTCGAGCGGCGGCCCACCAGTTTGCTTCTCGAATCCGATCAGTTCGTACAGGCCAGGGAAGTCGCCTGGTTTGAACTTCGGGTAGAGCGTGTTGAGCGGGAAAGCCTTCTTCTGTTGCATGATGTCCTCCTAGCGCAGAACCCCCGCAGCCTTGCGGCCCGGGGGTGTGCGCTTCACGTGATCTCGATGCGCCCGTCCAGCAAGGCGTTCTCGATGCCCTGGACCTGGTCGGCCCCGCAGTCCTCGCACGGGTAGCCCTCCGCGTCGGGCTCGGTGTCCCGCACCGGGATGGCGCCGCACGCGAGGCACACGCCATCGTAGCTCTCGCAGTGCTCGTTGTACTCGGCTTCCGTCATCGTGGCGACGACGCGGGATGGCTTGGTGACGGTAGCTGTCGTGGTCATCGTGAAACCCTCCTGCGCCGTGGCGCTTCGATGATGTGGTCGCCGCGCTGGATCGTCCAGGCAACTTCCTCGGCGAGCTCCGGGTGCTTCGGGCTGAGGAGCTCACGCAGCGACGCGAGCGAGACCGTGTCGACGTCGGCGCGGTCCCAGCCGAGCGCGTCGGCGCACCGCCGCTTCAGCTGCTCGAGGTCCGGGCCGCTCACCGGCGCCCCTTGGCGCGCAGCGCGACGAAGAAGACGCAGCCGAGCACGAGCACCTCACAGAGCGCGTGCCCGAGGCTGTGCCGGAAGCCGACGACGTGCGCGACGCGGCCGATGAGCCACGAGCACCCGATCGCGAAGGCGAGCGCGGTCACGGCGAGCTCGCTCGGGAAGCGGCGGAGCGGGTGCGCGATGCGGTACGCGCGCGCGTGCTCGTCGCAGAGCGCGCGGTCCGTCATCCCCCGCATGCGCGGGTCGGGGATCAGGGTCGTCCATCGGCGCTCGCAGCCGCTCTCGTGGTCGCATGTGTCGTCGTCGGTCTCGGGTTGCGCGAGGCGCGCATCATGGTCGTTTCGCATGGGTTCCTCCTGACGCCGAAGCCCGGACAGGCTTGGAAGCCTTCCGGGTCGGCGCTGGTCACGCACACTCGACGGGAGCGGCGAGGCTTGCCGGCAGCTTGCCGGCGAATTGCTGATCGACGATGTTGCGCATCCACGTGGTCGTGAAGCTCACGAGGTCGTACTGGATCCGCCGGTTCTCCCTCGTCGGCTTGCCCTTCTCGTCGAACACGATGGCGACCTGGTAGAGGCCGACCGCGTGCTGTTCGTACGTGACAGGGTACCACTCGCCGGTCTCGGGGCGCCGCCAGTAGGTGATCTCCGGGTCGCTCATGAGGTCGCCGTTCTGCTCGTAGCGGTGCGCGACCGCGATCATCCCGGGCCCGATGTACTCGACCCCGAGCGCCATGATGCCGGCGCCGCCGTTGTCGATCTTGCGGTGGTGGCGCGCGTCCTCGTCGCCGAAGTCGTCCGAGAGTCCGGACACGAGAACGTCGAGCACGCGCTGCGCAGTCTTGGAAACGGGTTTCATCGTAGGAACCTCCTAACGGCTCGACCCCCGCACCGTTGCCGGTCGGGGGCGTGCGCATCCTACTTGAGCAGGCCGAGATCCCGGAAGCTCGCGAAGCGCCCGGTCGAGCCGAGCACCACGTGGTCGAGCAGCTGGATCCCGAGCAGCTTGCCCGCGTCGGCGACCTTCGCGGTCATGTGCCGATCCTCCGGGCTTGGCGTCTCGTCGCCGCTCGGGTGGTTGTGGGCGAGAATGATCGCGGTGCACCCGGTCACGATCGGCGTGCGGAAGATCGTGGCGATGTCCGTCGAGCAGGACCCGAGCGCGCCGCGCGCGACCTCGGTCATGCACACGACCATGTTCGCGTTGTTCATGCCGACCACGTACATGACCTCAACGACCTCTTGCACGATGCGCGGGCCGAGTAGCATCGCGATGTCGATCGATGTGGCGATCGGCTTCGCGGCGGCCGCGCGCTCGCTGGTCATCGCAGGCTCACGCAGGTAGACCGTCCACCCGGGCTCGAGGCAGTCGCTGTAACGTTGTCGCATGGCATCCTCCGACGCGACGACCCCGGCGGGCCGAAGCCCCCGGGGTCGTGCGCTGTTTGCTTCACGCGGCGGCGGTCGCCGGCGCGGCGGGGAACCACGCATCCAGCCAGTAGCCGGCGCACTCCTCCGTTCCGCTCGCGGCGTAGTCGGCGAGCCCCTTGACCGCGTCCGCCTGTTCGACCGCGATGTAATCGCCGACTTTCGTGCTGTTCTGCTTCAGCGTGAACACGTGGATTACTTCCACGCCGTCGGCGGCGAGCTCCGCGCCGAGCTGCTTCGCCCGGTCGGGCTCCTCGGCGAGCAGCTTGCTGAAGCCGAGCACGAGCACGCGCCCGGGCGCGCACGCGTGCACGTCGGCGCGGCCGACCTTGCCGCTGGTCCCGAGGTTGCGATACCCGGTGACCTTGCTGGCGATCGTCGCCGGCGACCACATCCCGCGCGACGGCTGCATGATGCGGCAGTCGAGCACGTGCGCGACGTCGAGCGCCGCGCACATGCGGCCGAGATGTTCGGGATTCGGCAACGATCGTTGCCCGATGGTGAACACGAGCCGCGACGGCGTCGTGGCGCGGGTCGCGCTCGGGGGCGGCGCGGGCGTCGGCGCAGGGGCCGGCGGAGGCGTGGCGGCCGCTTGCGGCGCCGGAGCGGGCGATGGTGCGGCCTTCGGCGCGCGCGGCGCCTTCGGTGCGGGAGCGCTCGCGGGCGCCTGGGGCGCGCCCGTTGCGGCGAGCAGTGCCGCGCGTGTTGCGTTTCTGTCGTGCTTCTTGGACATGTGGACCCTACCTTTCAACGCGTCGACCCCGGCGACCCTTGCGGGCCCCGGGGGATGCGCGTTGTCGGTCGGGCGAGGCGAGGCCTACGCCGTCAGCATGAGGCACTCGACCGCGGCGGGGAGCTCCGCCATCGCCGAGCTCATGTCCTGGAACGTGCCGCCCCCGGCCTCAGCGAGCCGCCGGAGCGCCGCGACGGCGCGGAGGTCGCGCGGGTTGCCAACGAAGATGCAGTCGAGCACGCCGGGAAGGCTGGCGACCGCGTCGAGACAGTCGTCGATCTGGTCGACCTCGCCGTCGCAGATAAGGACGGTGCGCGCCGGGCGCGTCGTGGCCGCGTGACGGATGGCCTTGTGGGCCTGGGTCCACCCGCAGTTCCATCCGGCGGTGACACCGGGCTCCGGCAAGCGCTGGCCCTTCAGGACCTCGCGCGTCTCTTCGGCGAAGGCGACCACGCGGGCGAGTCCGCGCAGCGGGTTGAGCGCCTCGCGCAGGACTTCGAGCCGGCTCTTGCCGTTGATGCCCGACGGGTCCTGCATCGATCCCGAGCAGTCGGCGAGTACGACGACGCCTTCACCGGCGGTAGCGAGGCGCGCAAGCGTCTCGGCGGTCGTGGTCGCGAGCGCGCCGCTTGCGGCGCTGAACATGTCGGAAAGGTCGGCGGGGACGTGGACGGTGTTGGTAGTCATGGCGGTCTGTTGCTCCTTCAACGCGGCGACCCCCGCACGGGGTTACCGTCGGGGGTCGTGCGCATCATGCCGCGCGAGCGGCGGCGGAATAGAGGCGCGCGAGGAACTGCGCCGCGCCGTTCGCGTTTTTGAACGCGACGGGGTCGCCTCCCTGGTCGGGGTGCTTGACCGCGCCCGACCCGATGAGCTTGCGGAGCGCCTTGCGTACGCCATCTTCCGTGCGCTCGCCCGGGCTCATGCCGAGCACGGACCGCGCGAGGCGTTCGGCCTGGAGCGGGTCAAGCGGCGCAGCCTTCGGGGGCGGCGGCGGCGCTTGCGGGCGCGGCGGCGGGGTCGCCGCTTGCGGCTGCGGTGCGGGCGACGGTGCGGGTGCGGCCGCTCCGGAGCGCATCACGTCGACCGTGGCGCCCGCGTAGTGCGTCGCGACCGCGCGGAGCACGGCATGCTCCTCCGCGATGGGGAAATCCCAAACCGCCGGCGCGGCCTTCGTCGCGCGGTGGAAACGGTGCCCGATGATCGTGTGGTACGCGGCGACCGCGCCCGGGTTGTACGGGCCGCAGACACCGATCCGGCCGTGCGCGTCGTCGCAGAATACGTCTACCTCCGTCGAGGCGTCGTACGTGGTCGGCGCGGCCGCTTGCGCGGGCGGCGCGGCGCGGCGCGTGCGGCGAGGCGCGCTCGCAGGCTTCGAGCCCGAAAACTCGCACAGAGTGATCCGCGCGCCCGTCGCCTTGTCGGCACCGGACCACAGAACGGCGGTGACCTGCTCGGCCGAGCGGTCGCCCTTGGCGGTGACCGCGGTCACGAGGTCGCCGGGCGAGGCGTCGCCCTCGACGCGCAGGCACCAAACTCCGCGGTAGCGTGAAAACGTGGCTTGCATGGTAGCTCCCTTCAACGGCGCGACCCCCGCGAGGCGAGGGCCTCCGGGGGTGTGCGCTAGATGCGTGGAAAGCGGCGTGGCGCCGTGCGGGGCGTGCACTCCGCGGCGCGAAGGTCCGCGGCGAGCGCGGCGTCGCGCTGCGCGCACGCCTCCGGGCTCATGTCGAGCCGCGCGCGCCGCGGAAAGAGCTCCTCGAGCGGGCGGGACCATGCGGGCGTGTTGGGTCGGTTCGGGCGAGCTCCGCCCGCGTCAGGGTGCGCCCTCACGCGCGCACCGTCTTGGCGGCCGCGCCGCGTCCCTTGACGATCGCCGGGCCGCTGTGGATCTGCTTCGCGGCGCGCTTCGGGCCGCGGTAATCGATCGGGGTGGAGCCTCGCGCGTAGCGGGCCGCGTCGGTCTTGTAGCTCGTCCGGATGTCTTGCATGGCGTCTAGCCTCCTGAAAAGCGAAGCCCCCGCGGTCCGAAGGACCCGGGGGCGTTGCGCTGGTGTTGCCGGGGTGGTGCCTCGCGCGCCGTTGTCGTGGCGACATGCGAGGGGCCGGCGGAGCCGTTTTTAGCGGCCGTCGCTCCCTTGCGAAGGGAGCATCCTAGGGGGTAGCGTATGAGCCGGGCCTAGGGTTGGACTCTCATCGGTTGGGCCGTCCCTTCCGAAGCCGAGGGGAGCGCCCCCCGTCAAGCCTCATGGGTCCGAATCGCGCTTTCGCGCGTCGACGGGATCAACTGCTCCCGTTCGGACGATGTTAGAGATCGTGTGTCGAAGCACCGTAACTCCCGGCCTAGTGGCTCGCGACTGACCGCCCGGCCGAACCGGGTTGCGCGTTGGGAACTGTGTGCGTTGCGCGTCAAGCGCGCGGCCTCGTGCTCGCGGTGCGCGGGGGCACCTGGTCGCCGACGGGGTGAGCCGTAAGCGTTGCCGATCGCCGGTTCGACGTGCCTTATCCGGCCCTGAGCCGTTGCGCGTCGTAGCTCTCCCTCGCTCCCGGTTACCCCGCGCTTCCCTTCACCGGGCCCGCGGCTCTCCGTTCGCTCCCGCATTTCGCTCCGTCTTACTGACCCTCCCCGCTTGACCCCGCGACTTATCCGGCCCTGAGCCGTTGCGCGTGAAGGTCGGGCGCCTTGCGGCGTCCTTCGGTATCGGGCTTTCGACGTTGCCCCGTAAGGGCGGCAAGCGTGCGTTTCGGGACTCACTACCTAGGAACCTGAGCGGTCCTCGCAGTCAGTCTATGTGCTCCCCTGTCAGCGGTCGGGGCCGTCCGTCCGGCGTTGCGTTGCCCGGCGACTAACCCCTAGAGCAGGCGCCGTGCCTAACCTCTGCTGACCTGTATTCGGGTACTTAGGACCGTTCCCGGACGTGTGGATTGCATCCGTGGAATCCGGCCGTTTCGGTTGTGCAAGGCGTCCCGTGAAACACCCGACCCCGAAAACGTCGCGAATCTAGCGTTGTCTCGCTGCGTCAGCGGCAATCGACGGCGCGTCATCCGAATTTGTGGGCCTTATGTTTCCCGTCGGTTTTCACTTCTGAACGACGGATCGGGCTCCGGAGGCTCGAAAGTGTTTCACGGGGTGCCCCGCTGGCATCCCCCCGGACGGGTGCCCCGCGGGGCCCCCTCGCCCCGTAGCGGCGCCCGGGCGCACTCTGGCGCCTTCCGGCCGTTCCCCTGGCGCGAAGGCCTTCCGCGCGCCCCGGGGCGCGCGCCTTGTCAGATCCTGGCGTCCGGGCGCGTCGTTCCCCCGATGGCACCGGGGCGAGCGTTCACGCGGAGCGCTCGCGCGACCGCGCGCGCTGTCGCCCCTGACGCGCGGCGAGCTCGGCTCGAGCTCCTCGAGCGCTCGACGCCACCCGTCTCCTCGCGGTAGGCTGCGCTCGGACGACGAGCACGCGCCGCGGGCGCGGGAGGGACGACACCGATGCCGACGTACGAGCTCCAGAAGGACGACCCGAGCCACACAGGGGAAGCGCTGCGGCTCCGCGACGAGCGGAGCCACGACGTGGCGCACATCCTCGGCGAGACCGACCCGGTCGTGGTGAAGACGCTCGGCTGGCTGCTCCAGCAGCTCGGGGCGGCGGAGGTCTCGATCCTGGTCGCCGAGGCGCTGGAGCTCGAGGCCGCGGGCGGGGTATGGGTGGTCGCCACGCAGGCGCGGCGCTCGCTCGGTGGCGTGTTCTTCGCGCTGGTGAAGATGCGGGCGACGCGCGCGTTCAACGCGGCGCTGTTCCGGCGCCAGCAGCGGGAGGTGGCCCGCGGCTCGGAGAAGGCTCTCGCAGCGGGTGAAGCGGCGCTAGGCGACGCGGTCTCGGCGCTGACGCCCAAGGGCGAGGAGAACGCATGGCAGCTCGCGAACGCGGCGAAGTTCTGCGCCGCGCGGGCGAAGGCGACCGACGCCTGGAAGGCCAGGGGCACCGGCGGCGGACCGTGGGAGCCGAGGAGCATCCAGTGTCCGACCTGCGGGGCGCGCGTTGGGGAGCCGTGCTCGGCGACGGTCACGCTGCACACGCGCCTCGACCCGAGGTGCCAGCCGCGCGGGAAGGCGCCGCCTCCACCGAGACCGCCGCCCGCGCCGGAGCCCGAGGTGCTCGTGCGGCGCCGGAGGCCCTCGTGAAGGCGCTGCTGCGCGCGAGGGATGTTCAGGTCTTGGAGGTGGCCGAGGTCGTCGGCCACGTCGACGCATTCCTCCGCTACCGGCAAGACACGGACCGCGTGCGGGCCGAGGATGCCCTCATGCGCCTTCGGTACGCGGCCTCAGACGCTGGATACACGGAGCTTGAGCACGACGTTCTCGACGTCCTTGACGCCATCAAGCGCGAAGAATGGGGATGGGTGGAGCACTACAAGCGAAGGATCGAGGCGTCGCGATGAAGCAGGCGGACCTCTTCGCACCAGGGCCGAGGCCGACGCCGAACGCCTGGGCGGTCTTCTCGAGCGAGACGCCGCCGGTGTACCGCTACTTGCTCGGCCGCCGCATCGCGCCCACCGGCCCGCACGGGCTGGTCGTGATGGTGAACCCCTCGACGGCGGGTGCGTACCGGCCGGACGGTCGCGAGGACAACGACCCGACCGTGACCAACCTGAAGGCGCGCGCCGCGTGCTGGGGCTGGGGCTCGTTCGAAGTGGCGAACCTGTTCGCGCTGATCTCGAGCGACCCGAAGGCGCTCCGCGACCCGCGCCTCGTCCGGGAGGTCCTCCACAACGACCTCGTGCTCGGCGAAGCCATCGGGCGCGCGGAGGTGCTCGTCGCTGCCTGGGGGAACGCCGGCGCCGCCTTCCCCGCGCGGGTCGACGCGGTCCTCACCAAGATGCTCGCGCGCGCCGACGTGCACTGCCTCGGCCGCTGCGCCGGCGGCGCCCCGACGCACCCGCTCGCTCGAGGCCTCCACCTCGTGCACGATGCGACCCCGCTCCAGCTCTTCTCGCTCGCGCCGCGCGGCTGATTCGCCGCTCCTAGCGAGGTCCGCTCGACGTGGATCTTGACCCGCGCGGCAGCGCTGGCGTACCGTCTCCCTTCCGCCACCGAGGCACCAACCGCACAAAATGGCGAAGCGCCGAAGGCTCACTTTCCAGGGAAAGCCGACGGCGCTTCAGGAGTACGGCGAGCATGGTCCAGGATACGAGCGCCAGAGTCAAGCGTCCCCGCACGAGGGACCGCTGATGGTCAGGCAACGGATTCAAGCCGAGGCCGGCAGTCTCGAGGCGATTGGCGAAGCCATCCGCGCCGCCCACGCTAAACTCGGCGACGTGGGGGCCCCGGCGATCTGGGGCATGATCGAGACGTCGGTTGTGGCAACGGGTCTAGCCGCCCTGCGGATGGCATCTCGCGCGCCAGGAATCCAGCCGGACGAGACGGCGATCGTGCCCGACGACCTTCGCGCGAAACGCGCCGAGGCTGGGCGCCGCGGTGGGCTAGCAAGGGCAAGCAAAGCAGGCAAGTTGCTTCAAGCAAACCAAGCAAACTTGCTTCAAGCAAACCAAGCAAACTTGCTTGCTTTGCCAGCCGCCGACTCTTCTCACGTGCGCGTGCCTGCGTCAGATCCCTCTGGATCTTCTCCTGGGACGTCTCCCGGATCTCAAGACCAGAAACCTCATGCTGTCTTGGAGGGGGGTGCAGGGGGGAACCTTCCGGCGGCTCCCCGATCGGAGCCTCCGGCTCCGAAGGATGGTCCGGTGACATCGAGGTCGGCGGAGGTGTTCCGGCTCACGTCACCGGAACCCACGAAGCCACCCTCGAAGCCGAGCCGTCGAGCCGAGGCGGTCGAGGTCGTCGAGCACTGGCAAGCGGCGAGCTACCACGGACGCCGGCCCCTGCTGACCGACGAACGGGTCAAGCTGGTCGAGAAGCTCCTCGCCAAAGGGCTCACGGTCGCCGACTGCAAGGCGGCCGTCGACGGTGCCGAGCACGATGACTGGATCATGGGACGCGACCCACGAACCAGCGGCAAGCGGTGGACGGGCATCGAGACGATCCTGAAAAACGTCGAGCAGGTCGAGAAACTGCGTGACCTCGCGGACGGCGGAGCTATCAACGCCAGCCTCGAGCGAAAGCCGTGGCCGTTTCACATCGAGCTTGTTCCCGGAGCTCCGACGACGGGGGACGAGATCCATCGACTCGCGCAGCGCGTGTTCTCGCCAGAGGCGAGCGTGATTCGCGCGACACGTGACGTCGAACACCTGGAGGCGCACCGATGACCCTGCGTTCGGTTCAAGGCGGGAACTACAAGCCCGCGTCGGTGGCGGGTCGCGTGCCACCCATGGACCTCATGGCCGAAGCCGCGGTGCTCTCGGCCGCGATTCTCGACGAGACGCAGATCGGTCGCATCGTCGAAACGCTCGGGCCAGAGCACTTCTACTCGGACGCTAACGGGCGGATCTTCGAGGTGGTCCGCGACCTGTCGACGGCCGGTGTTGCGATCAACCTGGTCACGGTCGTCAGCAAGCTCCGCGACCAGGACCGGCTGCGTCAAGTCGGTGGTGCGGCCTACCTCACCGAGCTGCTCGACGCGGCGCCCGTGGTGGATGCGAAGAGCGTCGCGGCGTACGTCAAGATCGTCTACCAGAAGTGGCGCCTCCGGACCCTCATCGCGAAGTGCCAGCGAATCGCCGCCGAGGGTTACGGCGATGTCGGCGACGAGGACGAGTTCGTCGACACCGCAGCGGCGGACATCGTCGATGTGCAGCGCGCGAAGGTCGTCGCCGAGGGCTGCATGGTGGGCGAGGTCGTCGACCAGATCGTAGCCCAGATCAACGGCACCCCGGCGAGCCCTTCTCGGGTGTCGGTCAAGACGGGCCTATCGACGCTCGACAAGTTGTGCGGCGGGCTGAAGGCGCCCCAGGTGACCCTGCTCGGCGCGCCGCCTGGCACCGGCAAGAGCACGCTCCTCCGCGACGTCTGCGTCAACGTCGCGCGCGACACCGTGACCGTCGATGGGAAGACCGTCGCCCAGGGTTCGGCGATCTTCTCGCTCGAGATGGACACGGCGGAGATCGCACTCGCGATGGCGTGCACCTACGCGCGGGTCGACTACCAGCGCTTCGAGACGAACGATGCGACGTCCGACGAGTACGCCCGCATCTGGGCCGCGCTCGCGTGGGTCCGCGATCTGCCGATCGTGGTCTACGGAAACAGGGACATGAAGGTTCACGCGCTGCCGACGCTCATCGAGGACGCCAAGCTCAGATTGCGGTGGAAGGGCGCCGCGCTGCGCCTCGTGTGCATCGACCACCTCGGGCTCCTCGTCGACAACGAGCCAGAGGCGAAGAACAAGATGGAGTCGTCGACCTACGCCCACGTGTCCCGCTACATCGGCACCGTGGCGGTCGCGAAGCAGGTGCCGATCCTGCTGCTCACGCAGCTCACGCAGAAGGAAGACGGCAAGCAGTTCGCGCGCGGGTCCAGGGACGTGGAGGCGAACGCGGACAACTTCTGGCTGCTCAAGGTCGACGAGAAGAAGTGCGCGCCAGGCGGTTCCCGCGAATCCACGAAGACGCCGCGCGAGGCCTCGGTTACCATCAAGAAGCAGCGGAAGGGCCCGAAGAACGTCTCGGCGTTCTTGTGGTTCACGCCAGCGTTCACGCACTTCAGCGATTCCCTCTACGACGCGGAGACGACCTGATGACGATCCACTTCAAGTGCACCGGCGGCTGCGGGCAGCGCGTGGCCGACGCCAACGTGATGGTCAACCGCGACTTCGCCGAAGCCAGCGTGCTGTTCGCTCGCGTCGTGTGCAAGGTGTGTACGAACCGCCTGGACGCGTCCGGAAGCGGACAGACCATGCAGAACCTGTGGGAGGTCGGCTGGGTCGCGCGCCGCCCGCTGCGGCTCATGTTCGACGTGTTCGCAAGCCAGGGTCGGTATCATTGGGCAACAACCGCGATCGACGACCTATGGCGCATCATGCAGGAGGCGCACCCGGATCTGTGCAAAGGCACGTCGCAGTCGTGACCGACCACCACCTCACCGCCGCCGAGCTCGCCGCGAACCCGTGGGCATCGTGCGGGCCGGCGTCGCTCGCGGCGCTCCTCGGGCGGCCGCTCGGCGAGCTCCGGCACGCATTCCCGCACCAGAACGAAGGCTCGACCTGGACGACCCTCGCGATGATGGAGCGCGCGCTGGCGCGGCTCAGCGTCAAGTACGAGCGCACCGTTCCGGACGTGGAGGTGGTCTCGGTCGGCGGGTACGCCGCGAACGCGAGGAAGTGGCCGCGCCACGGACTCGTCGTCGTGCAGTTCGTCGGCTCGTGGAGCTCGATGCCGTTCTCGCACCCGGCGCAGCTCGCGCGCACGCACTTCATCGCCGTGAAGCCGCCTGCGCCACCACCCGAAGCGAGTTCGGTCCTGCGGATGATGAGCGAAGCCGCGCGCAACGTCGGCGACGTTCTCGCGCCAGAGGTCGCCGCGTCGATGAGGGCGAGCACGGTCGTTCGCTCGATGCCCGGAGAGCCCGTGAGCGCGAGCGTCTTCGACATTAACCTGGTCGACGACGAGGCCGCGCCAGACATGCACGGGTGGACGATGCGTCGGGCGTGGGAGAAGCACTGCGCGCCGTTCCTGGCGTCCGGGTACGGCAAGCGCGCCACCGGCGAGTGGTGGGTGCGGATGGGGCTGGAGGTCGCACGATGATCCGTCTGCTCGGTTGTGGGTCGCGCACGTGGTCAGACCGCGCGCGCGTGCGGCTCGAAGTAGCCCAGCTCGCGCCTGACGTGCTCCTGCACGGGGCCGCGCGGGGCGCTGACACGCTCCTCGCCGAGGAGGCGCTCGCCTGGGCGCTCGCCGCCGGCCGCGCGCTCGAGGTGGTCGCCTTCCCCGCGCGGTGGGAGGACCACGGGATGCGCGCGGGCCCGGTGCGCAACGCGGTCATGCTGCGGGATGGAAAGCCCACGAGGGGCTTGGCCTTTGGGGCCCTATGGCGCGAGAAGGAGGGCGAGATCCGTCGGTCCGGCACCGGCGACATGGTCTCGAAGATGCTCTGGGAGAAGCTGCCGGTGCGGTGGATCCAGCACCCGCACGCGCCGGCGGAGGACCTCGTCGCGATGCCGGCGCCGCCGAGGTCGCTTCGATGAAGCCGACGACCCCGCTCGACCGCGTCGTCGCGAGCCTGCGCTCGAGGCGGTTCACGCGCTTCCGCGACGAGGCAGAGCTCCAGCGCCTCATGGCTGGCGTGTTCGCCGAGGACGGCATCGCCGCGCTTCGCGAGCACGCCCTCAGCGCCAAGGACCGCCCCGACTTCTACTTTGAGGGCGTGGCGGTCGAGGTGAAGATCGGGGGGTCGACGACCTCTCTGGCGCGTCAACTTTTCAGGTACGCGGAGGTCGAATCCGTCACCGCGTTGGTGCTAGTCTCCACGCGGGCGAGGCACACGACGATGCCGACAACGATGGTCGGCAAGCCGGTCGTGAATGTGCACGTCGGAGGGTTCGTGTGAGGTTCACCTGGACGATCTACGCGCTGGCGGAGCCGCTGCCGCTCGCGACCGCGGGCGATGTGCGGTACGTAGGCTTCACCACGAAGACGCCGGAGCATCGGCTTCGTGAGCACCGCTACAACGCAACATCCGACGCGGTCGGCTACAAGCAGCTACACGCGCGAAGGAACCGCTGGCAGCGCAAGCTCTACCAGATGGGAGTGGCGCCCGCGCAGACCGTCCTTGAGTCCGGCACGTGGGAAGGCGATGACCCGGACGAGTTTCGCGCGGTGTGGGCGCCAGCCGAGCGGCGCTGGGTCGCGCACTACCGCGCGCTCGGGGCCGACCTCACGAACATGACCGACGGCGGAGACGGGACGCCAGGACGGCACCACACGGAAGAGGCGAAGGCGAAGATCGCCGCGAACACGCGCGCGGCGCAGCTCGGCCGGAAGCACACGCCCGAGACGCGTGCGAAGATGAGCGAATCGGCGCGGCGAAGGCAAGCAGCGCCAGAGGTCCGCGCTGCGATGAGCGAGAGCCTGCGAAAGCGCGTTTTCACTGCTGAAGCCGTTGAGAGGATGCGGGAGAACGGGCGCAGGAGCGGGCATTCGCCAGAGGCGCTCGAAAAGCGAGCGGCGCAGATCCGCGGCCGAAAGGCGACGGCCGAGACGCGGGCGAAGCTTTGCGCCGCGGCGCAAATGCGTATCGCTCGGCCAGGGGCGTTGGACATGCAGCGAGCCAGCCTGCGCGCGGGCAAGCACGTCAAGCTCAACGCCGAAAAGGTTCGCGAGATCCGCGCAGCGGTCGCCGGTGGCGAGTCCCAATCGTCCGTGGCTGTCCGGTATGGGCTCCACAGTGCTTCGGTCTGCAACATCGTCAAGCGCAAGACGTGGCGTGACGTCCAGGACGAGGTCGTGGTGGCATGAGCGGGAAGGCGGTCATCGAGCCGGAGAAGAAGCGCTGGGCGATTACGGTCGATCCAGACGTCATGGTTGATCTGAAGCGAGTTTTCGCGAAAGCCGACAAGCGCGACATGGGGACCGTGTTCTTGAGCGACACGCCGGAGTGCGCACGGAGACTGCACTGGTTCAGCCAGCTTCACCCATTGGCCTTCGAGCCGGAGAGCTACCTGCTTGAACGGAAGGCCGAGTACGAAGAGCAGTGCTCCACGGTCGACCGCATCCTCGCGGCTGGCTACTCGCCGCCGAAGTTCGAGATGGCGATGCACCCGCGGCCCTACCAAGCTCAGGCCGGCGCGCTCTGTCTCGCGAGCGGTGCGCTCCTGCTCGGGGACGCAACCGGGGTGGGGAAGACCCTCAGCGCGTTCACCATCCTGACCGACCCGCGCGCGCTGCCCGCGCTGTACGTCACGCTGACCGCGCTGCCGTGGCAGGTCGAGAAGATGCTCAAGCGCGCCATCCCGGGCCTGCGCACGCACATCATCAAGAAGGGCACGCCGTACGACCTCGGCAGGATGCCAGACGTGGTCATCACGTCATGGTCGAAGCTCAAGTCTGACTGGGCGTCGTGGTGGGGGAAGGTTGGCGCGGAAGGCGGCCTCGGCGCGGTCATCTTCGACGAGATGCAGGAGCTACGGCACCCTGACACCGAGCGCTACAAGGCCGCGAGCCACGTCGCCAAACATGCGAGGTTCAAGCTCGGGTTGAGCGCGACACCCGTGTACGGGGCCGGCTCCCAAATCTTCAACCTAGTCGAGGTGCTCAGGCCAGGGGCGCTCGGCACGTGGGAGGAGTTCTGCCGCGAATTTTGTGGCACGTCAGGCGGCGAGAAGCCCGCGGTCAAGGACCCTGGCGCGCTCGGGCTCCACCTTCGGAAGATGGGCCTGATGCTCGCGCGCTCGAGGGCCGATGTCGGGCGCGAGCTACCGAAGATCCAGCGGATTATTTTGCCAATCGAGATGGACGAGGAGCCTCTCAAGAACGTGGCCGGTCGCGCGGCCGAGCTCGCCCGCATCGTGCTCCGCGTTGGCGGCGACGGCCTGTCCAAGATGAAGGCATCGGGGGAGATCGACATGCTCCTCCGGCAAGCAACGGGCATCGGGAAAGCGAAAGCGGTCGGCGAGTTCGTCGCCATGCTGGTCGAGTCCGGGGAGCAGGTCGTCGTCTACTGCTGGCATCGCGAAGTCTACCGAATCCTCAATGAGCGCCTGAAGCAGTGGTCGCCGGCGATGTACACGGGCAGCGAGAGCCAGCCGCAGAAGCGTGAGGCGAAGCGCCGGTTCTGCGACCGCGATGCGCCCGACCACACGCCGATCCTGCTGATGTCCCTTCGGAGCGCGCAGGGCCTCGACGAGCTTCAACACGTGTGCAGCGTGATCGTAGTGGCAGAGCTAGATTTTGCCCACGCCGTGCTCCTTCAGGCGGAAGGTCGGATCGATCGCGACGGGCAGACGCGGCCGGTCGTGGCGTACTACCCGATCGCGTCGAGCGGGAGCGATCCAGAGATCATCGACCTCCTAGGCTTCAAGAAGGCCCAGCTCGATGGGCTCATGCGCCCTGGTGAGGACGGCGTCGAGAAGGCGCCCGACCAGACCGCGATCATCGAGCGCGTGAAGCGGCTCGCGGCTGGGCACCTCGCGCGGCACGACCCGGCGAGCCTCAAAATGATCGACGGCGCCAGCGACTACCTCGTGAAGCCCGAAGATGAGGACATCGAGGACAACGCGCCGCGGTTCGTGCCGCCGCCCGAGGTCCGCGCCGCGCGCGTCGAGGCGCGGCCGGCGCTCGCCGCGCTCCCGTGGCTCGTGGACCCGACCGCGGACGACGACGAAGGAACCGACGTCACCGACGAGCTCGAAGAGGCGGGGTTCCCGTTGCACTACTGGTTCGATGACCCAGGCGGCGGGAAGGTGATGCTCCGCCGGTACGACAATGAGGACGGGACCGGCGCGAAAATCTGGTGGTATGACCTGCCCCCAGAGGAGCCCCCTCCACCACCCCCGCCGCCGGCGCACAGGGTCGTCCGCCGCGACGGCACCCGCGTTGCCCGCATCATCGAAGGAGCCAGCGAATGAGCCACTGCCCGCAGTGCACCGACGCGGTCGACCTCTTGCCGTGCGCGACGGACGAGCACCCCGAAGACGGCCTCTACTGCCCGCGGTGCGGTAGTCCTTTCGTGCGCGGTGGGCCGCACCAGCCTCGCCCGCGCGAGCCGGAGCGGGTGAGCGCGCGCGGCGACGTGACCGGCTACCCGTTCGCCCTCCACGTCGAGCCGGACGGCCTGGTGCTGCTCACGATGGACCCGGGGCCGGGACAGCAGCGCCTGACCTGGCGCGGCACGCCGGAGGACCTATCGAGGCTCGCGCGCGCCGCGGTGCACATCCGCCACGAGGCGAAGGCGATTCAGGACCGGCTGCGCGGCGCCAATCGCTGGGCGTTCCGGCGCGACGCTGGCGGCTTCTTCGCGCGGATCTACGACAGCGAGGCGCGGCTCGTCACCTGGACATCGGGCGGCCGGCGCACGACCGCCGCCCATAACATCGGTCGCTCGCCGCAGAAGTGCGACTCGTGCCGCGCGGAGCTCCCCCGTGGCAGGCAAGGCTTCCGGCCGCTCGCGACCCCGCAGGGCGCCATGGGCAGCTGGGACGAGGTGCGGTTCTGCGCCGCGTGCGTGAGCACGGCGCCGATGCCGACCGCGCGGCCCGCGCTGGTCGCGATCGACGGCGGCCGCACGAAGGCGAGGCGGGCGTGAGCCTCTGGGTCGTCCATCACGGCGACAACGCCGACGTGCTTCCAACGATCGCGGACGAGAGCATCGACGCCATCGTCACCGATCCGCCGGCCGGGATCGCGTTCATGGGGAAGGCTTGGGACCGCGCGACCCGCCAGACGTTCGTCGTCACGATGACGGCGACCTTCACCGAGTGCCTTCGCGTGATGAAACCGGGCGCGCACGCGCTCGTGTGGGCGTTCCCGGTTCATCGGCATCGAGCGCGAGGCCGTCCACGTCGAGGAAGCCCGGGCTCGATGCGCGCAGGCGGAACGCGACCTACGCGAGGAGCGGAACGGGCAAGCCCGCTCTTCGGAAGGCTGGGCACGTGACCCGTCGCGCGCTCGGCCGCGCCGGCACCAACCTCGCGGCGTGGGGCTGGTACGCGCTGATGATGGTCCCGGTCGCCTCCGTGCCCGGCGGCAGCTTCCCGAGCCTCGTCCAGCGTCCTGGCCCGGGGCGCGTGTTCTGGGCTGCGTGGTGGACCTCGGACCCGCGCCGGTACGATGTCGAGCCCGACGACTACGGGTTCGTCGAGGGGCCACGCGCCACCGGGGACGCGGTCGGGGCCGCCTACGACTCGCTCCGCAAGGGGCGCGGCCGCGCGGTCTACGATGTGTGCGTCGGCGAACTGCTCGCGCGTCGCGCCTACCGCGCCGGAGCTCCACAGCGCCGTGCGGTCGGGCAGGACTTCGAGGTAGTCGCGCGCGGGTGGCTCGAGGAGCAGGGCCTCGACCCCTTGACCGTCACCAGCCGGCAGGTTCGCGCCGCTTGGCGCAAGCTCGTGACAGCGGTGCACCCCGACCGCGCCGCGGGGAGCTCGGTCGACATGGATGCGATGCGCAAGCAGTACCAGGCGGCGCTCGCGGTCGTGCAGGCGCGTGAGCAGGCGACCGTGCGCACGGAGATCGCCATGGGGCGCGCGCCGGCACGCAAGGTCCGGAAGCCGCGGAAGCGGAAGGGCGAGCAGGGCGCCGCCGACCTCGGAATCGGGTAGTACCGCCAGCGTGCGCCGTGGTAGCCTCCTGGCTCCCGCGCAGGGCGACCGCGGACGCCGCGGCGCATTTCTCTGAGGGGGACAGGGACGGCCATGAACGCTTCACTTAGCGAGTGGGAAGCGCTAACTGAAAACGACAGCTTCAAAGGTCGCATTCTTTTGGGCTTCAGACTAGGACCAGCGGGCCCAAGTGAGTACGAGTTCAGAAGGCAAGTGCCAGGGCAACCATCATGAAGCTCGACCTCGACGTCATCCGTAAGTGCAATCTGACCCTTCCAGAAGACGGTCCGGCGAAGGCGTTCGACACGACCGTCGCCTTGCTACAGGCGCGCATGGATCTATTCGACGTGCTGGAGGAGCTGGAGAGCACGCGAGATGCGTTGAGGGCTATCGCCGAGCTGGCGCCTCGTTGCCGTGAGGGTAGCTGCGGCGACGACTTCGACGATGGCCCAGGTGAGCGCCGACTCGCGACCTACGTTTGCGACTGGTACGGCGTCGTGATCCGCGAGGCTGGGACGCCGGGGTGGGCCTACACGTACGAGGACGATCCTGAGCACCTCGAGTCCTGCTCCCCTAGCTTCCTGCGGAGGCCCTCCAACTTCCGCATGGCTGGCGAGGCGCCGGCGCGGCCGCTGCCGGTCGTGGAACTCCGATCCGTGCCAGCCGGTGCGGTCGCGGATGTGGTCGTTCGGCAGGCGCCTGTCCCGAAGCTACCGCCGGCCGTCGAGCCCATCGTTTCCACGCCGGAGGAGATGGGGGTGCGCGTTTACATCTTCCGCGGACGCCTATGCGTCATCGCGGCCGCCGTGGGGCGCGCGCTCGGGTACGCCGACGATGGGAAGAAGCTCGTGGACAGCATCCGCGACAAATGGGCCGCCGAGATGATCGACGGGAAGGACGTCGCCACCCTCAGGGCCGACGATCTGCGGGAGTTCAAGGCCTTGCTCGATGGTTCCCCCGATCGGCGGGAAGCATCGAAGACGTCGCAGCTGACCATCCTCTACGAGTCCGGCTGGGACATCGTGTGCATCAAGACCGACAAGCCCGAGGGTGTGCGCCTTCGCCGCGCGCTCGCCGACAAGGTGCTACCGCGCATGCGCCGCGGCGAACCTGTGGGCGCGGCACCACCGCCGCTGTCGTCGACCGATGCGAAGCTCGACAAGATCCTCGACGCCTTCGCGTCGATGGCGCAGCTCATGGGCAAGTTCATCGGCCAGGGGCAAGCGCCAGCGGCAGCTGAGCCCGTGCGGGTTGCCCCGCCGGCGTCCGACATCGGGCCAGGCGTCCGGCGCCTCGTTCCGAGGTCGTGGTCGGGCGAGCACTGGATCGCTGCGATGATCTCGGATCGCCACGGGCAGACCGTCTCCACCCGGAGCGTCAACAAGGCGATCAAGGCGCTGAAGGTCCGCGCTCGGCCGGATGTGGCGGTCGAGGAATGGGTTCAGAAGGTCTCGCCAGCGGGCAAGACCTTCCCTGTCCCGTTCTGGCGGTACGCGCCGCCCGTCATCGACGAGATCGACGCGCACCTGTTCCCCGGTGTGCGCGGGGCACCCCCACAGCAGAAGATCCCCGGCACCGACACCGAGACCTAATGCGCCTCGTCGTCTCCTACGATGTCCCGGCGCGCATCCCGAAGAAGGGGTCGCGCGCGGGGAAGCCGACCGCGGGGATGGCGTGGCTCGTGCGCCCGAACGCCAACATGATTGGCGGGTCGATGGGGATGATCGCGGCGCGCAAGGCCGCGCAGCGGAAGATGGCGCTCCGCGCGCTCCTCGCCGCCTTCGGCGATGGGCCGCTTCCGGTGCAAACCGAGGCCGGCGAACCGAACCGCTTTACCGTCACGATCACGCGCCACAGCGCCGGCTTCATGGACGACGACGGGTTGTCGAGTTCTGCAAAGTGGTGCCGCGACATCATCGCGTTCTGGATCCAGCGCGGCGGCGCGGCGACGCGCGTGGAAGGCTGGGAGCGGAAGCTCGGGCGCGGCGACGACGCGATCGCGTGGAAGTACGCGCAGGAGCCTGCGAAGAAGGGCACCTACCGGGTCACCATTGCCATCGAGGACCTCCGCGCCGCCCCGGACCGGGTCGTCACCGCCGAGCAGGTGGCCGCCGCCCCGCCGACCCCGCCGCCGGCGAAGCCCGCCAAGCGGAAGCCGAAGGCCGCGCAGCTCGCCGTCGTCGAGACCGCGTCACCGCCGGCGAAGCACGGGCGAGGTGCGGCCCTCCAGGCACGCGCGAAGGCCGCTGGACCGGCTCCGGCGCCGATGCTGGTGCCAGCGGAGCCAGAGCGGAGTCACCTCCCGCTCGGCGGCCCCTACGGCCCCGGACCAGGGCACCCGGGCGGGGTAGAGAACTGCGCGACGTGCGCGGCGTACCTGCTGACGCACCCCGAGACCCGGATGCCCGCCCGCGCGCGCGCGGCGGCACCAGGCCCTCGCCGCAAGGTGCTCGTCGCGCTCCCCTCCGAGAACCGCGACCCGGACAGCGACGACCTCGTCACGCGCGACGTGTCGACCGCGCCAGGCTTCCGCGATGCCCCTCCGACCGTGCAGCTCGGCGACAACGAGGGGCGCGTGATCCTCGCCCGCTTCGAAAGCGAAGATGACGGCGGCGCGTGCTGGCTGTACGTGGAGGTGCCGCGATGAACGACGACGCGCTCGCCGAGTTCCTGAAAGAGGTCATGGCGCTCGCCCAGGCGCGCGGCGTGCGCACCCTCGTCGTCGGCGCCGTGTCCGAGGATGGGCACACCTTCCGCATGACGCACTTCGGCTCGCACCTCGAGAGCGAGGGGCTCGCCACGCGGCTGCACGAGCAGGTCGCGATGGCGGCGCGCGGCCTGGTCCAGGTTACGCAACACCCGGTCCAGGCGCCCGCGCCGGAGCCGAACAAACCGAACAACACGTCGGGGATGAACTGAAGGGCGCGCGGCGCCCGGAAACGAGAACACGATGGCCACGATGAATGCCCAGGGTTTCTACGAAGAGGACGGCGCGCTCGAGCTCCCGGTGCCGATCGACGCGGACGAGGTCGAGAAGGACAACCACCGGATCGCCGAGCTCAGCTGCGAGATCGAGCCGATCGACGAGGAGCGCCGCCGGGTCGCGAAGGCGCACTCCAACAAGTTCAAGCCGTGGGTGAAGGAGCACGACGAGCTCGTCAAGGACATCCTCGAGAAGAACGTGAAGGGCGAGGACGCCGACCGCCACCGCGAGAAGATCGCGCAGCTCTCGTGCAAGATCGTCCCCGAGAAGCAGAAGGCGTCCCAGGATGCCAGCCGGTTCCTCGAGACGCTGCGACCGCTCCGCGACGAGCGCACGACCCTCGCGAAGGAGGTCAACGACCAGATGCGCCTCTCCCCGGTGCCGGTCCGCGTCGTCTTCGAGACGAACGAGCGCGTGCTCTACCGCCTCGACGGGCCGAAGCCGGTCGAGGTGCAGCGCACGCCCTACACCGCGAAGGAACGCGACGAGATCAGCCAGGGTTCGCTCTTCCCGAGCATCGACATGTTCGACATCTCGAAGCCCGGCGCGAAGGCCAAGACCGAGAAGGCCACGAAGGCGGCGGCCTCGAACGGCAACGGCAAGGAGCACGCGAACGGCGCCGCACCCGCCGCCGCGAAGGGGAAGGGCAAGACCCCGCCACCCGGTACTCGCAAAACGAAGCGCCCGGCGGCGGCGCGGAGGACGCAGGCGTGAAGGAGCACGACGAGCTCGTCAAGGACATCGTCAAGGACATCCTCGAGAAGAACGTGAAGGGCGAGGACGCCGACCGCTACCGCGAGAAGATCGCGCAGCTCTCGTGCAAGATCGTCCCCGAGAAGCAGAAGGCGTCCCAGGATGCCAGCCGGTTCCTCGAGACGCTGCCGGACTTCATCCTGGCCGAGTACCTCGCCGACTGCCTCGCGGCGTACGACAAGGCGGTCTACGCGCGCGCGACCTGGTTCGCCGGGCGCAGCGACAAGCCGGGGCAGAGCCCGACCTCGCCGCCAGTCGCCGCGACGGAGGTCCCCGCCGGTCCGCGCCGCCATGCGGCCGACGACGACTGCGGCTGAGGGCGCGATGGATGGACAGCAGAAGGTACCGCCCGCGGTGCAAGCCATCCTCGAGCGCGTGCGCAACGGCGAGATCGACGAGGAGGAGGCGCGCCGCCTCGCGCGGGAGGCCGGCGCCGCCGCGGCAGGCGGCCCAGCCCGCCAACCGGAAGCAGCGCCGCGAGCTCGCCGCCAAGGTCCGCCGCAAGGCGAAGCGCTGAAACAACGCGGCCCCGGGGCTTGCGCTCCGAGGCCGCGGCGACAGCGCGAGGGGACGTGTTTTTGGACGACAAGTCCCGCGCCGTCCAGGAACACCTACCACGCCGACCACGCGCGACGCCACCGCTTGACAAATCGCTCGCGCGTGGCCCATCATGGCGGACATGAACTCCTCCATGCGCTGAAGCGGTTCACGTACCGCCCGCGGTCCCTGCCGCGCCCGTCCTGCATCACTACCTGATCTGTCGCTCCGACCTGCCGTGGGTCGACCGTGCGATTCAGATCGCCCACGCTGCCGGCGAGAGCTCCCCGGGCCACCTGCCCGAGGGGACCAACGTCGTGCTGCTCATGGTCCCCGACGAGGCCGCGCTCGACGTGCTGTCCCGTCGGCTGTCCTGGGCCGGCGTCGACCACGTGCGCGTCGTCGAGCCCGACGCGCCGTGGCTCGGACAGCTCATGGCCATCGGCGTGCCGCCGGGGAGGAAGGAGGTGGTGGGGCGACCGTTCTCGTCGCTGTCCAAGCTCCGTTGACCGTTACGGGCGCGGACCCTCGCTCGCCGAGGCCGCGCCCACCTGCGCCCATAGCTCAGACGAGAGCGCCCGCGCCGCTTGCGGTTCGGGAGGTCGGTGGTTCGTAACCATCTGGGCGCGCCGGTCTGGTAGAAGGCCAGACGCACGGGTTCCTAGCTCAGTTGGTAGAGCAGCAGGCCCAAACCACCACTGGGAGCACGACCACATGACTTAAAATAGGGCTCGGTTGCGGGTGCAAGTCCCGCGGAGCCCACCACGCGCCTCTAGCTCAGTTGGCAGAGCGCTCTGGACGCATACCAGGGAGGTCATCGGTTCGATCCCGATGAGGCGCGCTATCGGCCCGCATCCTTCGCGAGCAGGAAGCACCACGCCGCCGCGCGCACCGCGCTACGGTACCTCGACTCTGGCGTGTAGGGCGTGTCCGCGGCTCCCTTGGCGGCATCGTGCGCGAGGTCGGCGAAGGCCCGCGGTGGGTACGGCGTGGGGTCGCTCTTGGCGGCGGCGGCGAGCTCGGTCTCGAGCTGCTCCACCGCGCCGGTGACATCGGCGCAGAACGCCGCGAAGGCACCGGCGGTCGCGCGCGCCCCCGCCGTCTCGGCAGGCTTGTCGAGCGCGTGCGGCTCGAGGCCAAGGTCGCGCTCGGCGTCGCGCCGCGCGGAGAAGAAGAAGTGTCCGTGCTGGCGATCTCGCCAGAGGGCGCGCCCGATGCGCGCGGCGCCCTCCTCCGTGGTCGCGAGCTCGGGGCGGACCCTGCTGTCGGCGCTCACGCTCGCGCCTCCGGGAACGCGCGGGTGCCATCGCGGAGGTCCTCCGGCCACTCGGACGGATCACCGCCGTGCGAATCCTTCAGGCGCACGCGGAAGCGGCCCCCGACATCCTCGAGCGTCCGGGTGGCCGCCGTGGGCCAGCGCTCCCCCGGCCGCGAGATGCCATCGGTGACGATGTTGGCGCCGAGCTGCTTGAGAAAGTACGGGACGCCGGCCGCGGCGCACTCGTCCCGCATCGACCGCGCCCATGCAAGATCGAACGGGCGCGCGTGGTGACCGCTCTCGCCGCCTTGGATCACGAACTGGACGCCTGGCCGGAGGAGCTTTCCCATCCCATCGCACCGCAGCGCGCCGAGGTAGCGCGCCACGTCGATCGCCTCGATCTGCGGCTCGACGGACAGGAAGCGCACGCGCGCCGGGATCCGGAGCAGGTGGGGGATGCGCTCGTCGGCGCGCTTCTGGTCCTCGACGCTCGTGCCGAACCAGATGTTGCGCGGGACCTGGTAGCCGACCTCCGTCTCCTCCGGCGCGTTGAAGCGAAAGTAGTCGAGGACGAAGTCCGCCATCTGCTCCGTTCGCTTCGTCAGCACCTGGAACGTGTGGTGGCTCGCGCGCTGCATCACGTTGAACACCGCGCGGATGTCGTCGTCCGGGTGCCCCTCGAAGAAGAGATCGCCCATGTCGCAGACGAACACCTTGCCACCCTTCCGCTTCCGTAGCGGCTCGTCGAGACGGTCCGGCATGAAGCGGTGCTGGCCGGTGAAGCGCGGCTCACCACGGTCGTTCAGGCGCGCGATGTCGTGGTACATCGGGAGCTTCGGGTTCTTGGAGAACCGGGTGCCGATGAGCTGCTCGGCGTAGCAATGCTCGCACCCAGGAGACGCCCGTCGGCATCCCAAGAGTGGGTTCCACGTGTAGTCCGTCCACTGAATCGAAGTCTTGTTCACACGCGTCTCTCCCTCCGCGACGCACGGCGCCGCGCTTGTCGTCCGGGCGCGAGCTTAGCAGGCTTGACCGGCGGCCCGCCAGCGGTGCAGACTTCGCCGTGGACGACGAGCCGGGCGGCCGCCCGGAGGAGACGAACATGGGAGACGAGATCGAGCTGGTCCTCGCGAGGATCAGCTCCCGCTACAAGCTGCTGCACCAGAACCTGGAGGACAACGCGCACACGCTTCGCGCGCTGCGGGCCGAACGCAACGAGCTCTCCGCGCAGGTCGCGAGGCTCGAGGGCGAGCTCGCCACGCGGACCGAGGAGCGCGACCGTGCTGAGCAACAGGTGCGCGCGACTCAAGCAGCCATCTTCGAGATGCGCAAGGATGCGCTGGCAGGAGGCGTCGGCTCCGGCGGCGCGGGCGTTGGCGACGCAGGCGGCGCGCACGAGGCGCAGGCAGTGACGACGGCCGAGGAGGCGGATCGTCGCTGGGGGAAGGGCTTCGGCGATGTCTTCCGCGGGACCTTCGCGGCCCCGCGCGGCGAGCGGCCTGGCGCGCGCGCGGAGATCCGGCTCAGCGCCGATGGCAAGGTCTGGGGCGAACCTGGCGAGAAGCTCAAGATCCAGTCGGGCGGCTCGGTGTGGGCGTGCGTCGCCGACATGCGCGGCGTCTACTCGGTCGGGTGGACCTTCGACCGGCCACATGCGGCCGACCCGGCGCCGTCGAGCGGAATCCTCTCCGGACCGTGCGGGAGCATCGTCCAGTTCCAGCCGCCGGTGGGGGACGGATGGGGGCTCATCAGGGTCACCGTCAACAACGGGCGCGACGAGTTTGGTGTCGAGTGGCCAATGCAGCTCAGCGCGACCGCGAAGTGGTACGTCGCCGAGGAGAAGCCGGCCGGCGACCTCCCGAAGCCTGACGAGGAGCTCCCGCGGCTCTCGCTCCGCTACCACGGGAGCGCCGATGTGCTCGAGGCCTTCCGCGACTGGCGCGACGCCCTGAACTTCTACGAAAGCTGGGACTACCACCAGCGCCTCGATCTCGACGATGCTCAGGGCCGCACGATCCAGCGGATCCGCGTCGAGGCGTTCAATGTCCTGATCGCGCGGATCAACGATGCCAAGCGCATGCACGAGGAGAAGCCACGATGAGCCGCCCCCTCGCCTTCCTCGCGGTCGGGCGCGAGGCGCTCGCCGAGGTGCTCGAGGACGCAGATGCGGTCGTCAGCACCGGCTTTGCCCTCCAACTCCGCCAAGACCCGCACGGCTACCTGCGCGCGTGGGTGCAGATTCTCCGCGTCGGCCGCATGATGCGCAAGGTCGGCGCTCCGATGTACAGCGAAGCTCACCGCCGCGCCGAGGTCATGGTCGGCCTCGCCTGGCGCGCCTACCGCGCTTCGAGGTCGTGGTGAGCCAACGCGCGCGCGTGCTGGTACTCCTCGTCTCCGCTGCTGGGCTGACGCTCGCGGCGGCCTGGTTGTGGTTCCATCATCCGACGCCGACGGAGTGGGTGATCGGTGTGGTGTGGGGCATCTCGAATCACGTAGCGTTCTGGCTTGGCGCAGCCGATCGAACACGGATGGATCGTCGATGAACCTCCACCGCCCGAACATCCCGCCGGCCTCGCTCCCGCTTCCCGCAGGAGTCCCGCCGACGGTCCCCCGCCGCTCGCTCCCCCTCGTCCGCGCGCGCGAGCAATCCGCCTTCGTCTTCTTCCGCGGTCCCTCCCGCCTGAACGGCGCTCCCATCATCGGGGTCGTCACCGGCGCGCATTCGAACCCGACGCACGGCCGCCACAGGCATAACACGAAGCTCGGCCCGATGGCCCAGCTGCACATCCTCCACGCCGAGGTCGCCCCGAACATCGCGAAGCGCACTGGCCTCGATGTCGCGGTCTGCGGCGACTGCACCCTCCGCACCGCATCCGGCGACCTCCGCTGCTACGTCAACACCGCCTTCGCGACCACGACCCTTTGGAAGGCGCACGCCTGGCGCCCGCAGCAGCTCAAGCTCGCCGCCGAAGCCCTCCGCACCCACCACATGCCCCTCCGCGTCGGCTCCTACGGCGACCCCGCCGCGCTCCCCGAACGGGTCATCGCCGCCCTCGTCGCCGCCGCCCCGGGGCACACGGGTTATACCCACGACTGGCGGCACCCGCGCTCCGCCTGGCTCAAGCCCTACTGCATGGCCAGCATCGAGAGCGAGCACGACCTCGACCGCGCGGTCCGCGAGGGCTGGCGCACCTACCGCATCGTCGTTCCGCACGGGCACCGCCGCGTGCTCGTCCTCGACCACCACGAGGTCCTCTGCCCCTCCGAGACGCACGGCAAGACCTGCGACGACTGCCGCCTCTGCAACGGCTCCCGCGGCCCCGACGACGCCCGCAAGCTCGTCGCCATCCCAGCTCACGGCTGGCGCGGAAGGGGCGGCCGATGAAGAAGCCGAAGCTCGTCTACAAGACAACTATCAAGGCCGAGGCCCGCGCCACGGTCGACCGCATCCTCAAGGCTCACGAGAAGACGATCGGTCGACCCGCGACCGATGCCGAGCTCTTCCGGTGGAGCGCGGTCTACTTCGAGATCGGCGAGGCGATGGAAGACCTCGCGCGAACGCGCAACAATCGAAGAAAGAAGGGCCTAGAAACATGAAGTTCACGCTCGACATCGACCTCGCAGACCTTCCGTTCCTCGTCAGCTTCCTGCGCGAGCAGGCGCAGCCATCGACCCTCAGCGACGACTACTACGAGCAACGCGACATGCTGGGCGCCCAGCGGGACGAGACGGTCGCGCAGGCGGCGCGTCGGGTCGTACAGGCGCACGACATGCTGAGGGACGTGAACGAGAACCAGGGACGACGGATCGCCGCGCTGGAGGCTGAAGTCCAAGGATACAGGGCCCGTCTCGAAGAGTTCGGCAACCCGGCTGGCGCCTGGCGCGCCTTCGCGTTCGCTCTGGGCTGGGCCGGCGGCTACCACGATGACTGGCAGCCCGCCCGGGAGTTCATCGAGAACCTGCTCGACGAATCCGGGGTATCGCTGGGTTCTGGCAATCTGCCGCGCCTGCTGCTGGCCTGGAAAGAGCACCGCGCCAAGCGATGAGGGCCTACCGCTCGAGCCTTCCGTGCCCGCCATGGCTCTCCGCCGAGCTCGACCGCCAGGTCCGCGTTCAGCGCCTCATCCTTGAGCTCGCCTGCCTCAAGGACCGCGACTTCGCCCGCACCGCTCCCTGGGTCGCTCGAGGGGCCTCCCTCACGAGCCATGGTACGGTCGAGCAGTACCTCCAATTCTTCCGCGCGCTCATCCTCAGCGGGCAGCTCTGACCCCGCAAGGAGCGTGACGACCGCCCCCTTCTCGTGCCATCCTGTGCCGACCAGGGCCAAAAGACCGTCTCGACGGTTCCCCGAGGACCTGGACTGAGGCAGAGAACAGTGGCAACGGATCGAAGACCCCACGCCGGAAGGGCTGGCGGAAACGGCTCCGTCGAGAGCATCCCGGGCGCGACCTCGGAGGAAATCGAGCAACTCTGGCGTGACCAGGCGCCCGAGATGGCCAACCTGAAGCGCGAGATCCGCAAGAACGTCGGACTCGAGGACCCGGACCCCGACGACCCGG